CATCGATCTCGCCAGTGGCAAGAGTGTTTACATTAATGGTGTCATCCAGTTGTCGCAGAATTCACTCGCAGCAACTGTCGTCCTCGCAGACGGAATTACTGCTACGACACAATCGGCTAGTGACAACTCCACGAAAGTGGCGACCACTGCTTATGTAGATACTGCCACTGGCAATATTGACACGACAATTATTCAAGACGCTGATAGTGACACCAAGGTTCAAGTTGAGGAATCTTCAGATGAGGACAAAATCCGGTTTGACGTTGGTGGAACAGAAACAGCAGTTCTTGATAGTGACGGTTTTGACGTCACAGGTAACGTTCGTTACAGCCTCGATCTGAATGCCCAGTCGGGGACTGCGTATACCCTGGTGATTGGGGACCGAGGCAAGTTGGTTACTACCAGCAACGCTTCCGCTCAATCAATAACAGTTCCACCTAACAGCAGTGTTGCTTTCGCTGTTGGGGATTCTGTACAGGTCGCGCAAGTGGGTAGCGCCCAAGCAACAATAGTGGCAGGGTCTGGTGTGACTCTACGTTCAACTCCGGGGCTCAAATTGCGAGCCCAATATTCGTCTTGCACAATCACAAAAATCGCCACAGATGAGTGGCTTGTGACAGGTGACTTGGACGACTAGTAAGAAAAGGTAGGATAGAGATATGGCGCAGTCAGGTTCAGAACAAGATCTCCCACGTAAAGACGAGATCCCCAACATTGTTGGGCAGACGACCACTAACGCTGACTCTCAAATCGTTTCCGCTGGGATGGTTGTAGGTACTAAAAGCACAACCAATACCGACAACAGCAGCCTTGAAAACACGGTCGCTAGTCAGGTAGATACTGCTGGGGATATCAAGTTGTTGGGGCATTCAATGGACTACACATATTACAGTCCGTTCTTCCCACCGTTTTTCCCGCCGTTCTTTCCACCGTTCTTTCCACCATTTTTCCCTCCTCACTTCCCGCCGTTTTTCCCACCGTTCTTCCCACCTCATTTCCCGCCATTTTTCCCGCCATTTTTCCCTCCTCACTTCCCACCGTCCTTTATTCATTATCAGGATCCTGGGTATGCGATGGAAGAAAAGGATACTGAAGAAGAGTAACCAGGTGTACACTTGGCCATATGGAAGAATCCCTGATAGAACCCGGCCATTTTGGGGACTCATCTGACAACATTCTTGTTCTCTATGATTTCGTAGACCCTGTCGATCTCAGAATCATTCAAAGGTTTTTACCTACGATCAACGAATGGGATAACCCACGGGAGACCGAATACAACGAAGATGGTGAATGCATTTACGATGCTTCTTATTGGTGGGATCGCATGTGCAGCGCTTCAATTCTTGAAGAGATCAACCCTGAGATTTTCAAGTTGATTGATAAATACATTTTAAAAATGCAGTTCGCTATTGAAGATAAGTTCAATCTCGCAGTTCATAAACGACCGCCGGTGCTTGTCCGTTGGCTACCAGGGAATGAGCAATTGCCGCATGCTGACAAACAGTTGAATGATGGCACCCCTAACCCGTTTCCCACTTACGACATAAATTCGATTATCTATTGGAATGAAGATTTCGAAGGCGGCGATTTTTATTATCCCGAGCATGGCATGGTTTTACCAATCGAAGAAGGAATGGCTGTAGCCCACCCAGGGGACATCCACTATTTGCATGGGGTTCGCCCTGTTACTGATGGTGTCAGATGGACAACACCATCTTTCTACACAATCACCCAATTAGGAGGGGAAGAATGAAAGACATTGAGGCTTATCAAATAGGGCAACCAGGTGCTTGTATGACTCTTTACAAGAATCTTTTCCCAAGTGACCAAACATACCCACAGCGGTTAGAAGCGATCTTGACTGAAGACGACCCGTTTTTCAGATGGAACAATGCCAGAGTTGGTTTCGTGGAGGAGATGCTGGATTACAGGGACTGCTCTGACTTCAAATACGGTGGCACTAAAGGGATTAAGTTTGAACAGTTCACGAACCCTCCTGAAGAATTCGCTGACGCTCGAGAAATCTACGACGAAGTTATGGGACCAGTCCATGCTTGCGTGGAACATTATTGCGAAAACCTAAATCTTGGGACTTTGGAATACTTTGAAGCGCCTAATTTCGTTAGATACAAAGAAGGCCAACATTTTCAGGTTCATCCTGATTGCGGGTTCTCATACACTTGCACGACTTCTGTCGTGGCTTTCTTCAATACCTGTGGCGAAGACTACACAGGCGGCGAATTGGTGTTCCCTTACCAAGACATAAAATTCACGCCACATGCGGGGGACATGGTTGTCTTCCCATCTAATTACCCTTACGTCCACCAATCTTTGCCGATCGAGACAGGCACCAAATATTCCTTAGTGGTGATGTATGACTACAACGATTTAAATCACCGCTCAGACAACTTGACTCTTGAAACCCAAATAGGCATCGAAGACGCAACTGGACAGGTACAGTCAGCGAGTTCATGAAAGTAACACTGACTCGGACCCACCAGAACCCTCCTCAAATAACTCAATGTCGCCCGCGACGAGAGTGGATGGACGCGACATATAAAAAACATGCCTACAAGTGTCTGCCCTTAACCGCCGCCAATGTCAATGGTTGGGAGTTAAGACTCCAACAAGATGTAGTAGTTAAATGGGATGGAGGGAACACGGTCCCTAAAGTCTTAAGCGGTGAAAAGATCACACACACGTTAGAGAACGGCCACGAGTACGAACGCGATGTTGTTGTCCCGAGCATTATTAGCATCATGTCTTTCACTGTCGGGTGGGCCATAAACACACCACCAGGGCACAGTGTTCTGCTATCAGGCCCTCCTAATTATTTTATTGATGGCGCCGTTCCGTTAACTGCGATGGTTCCTGGTTGGTGGCCAGACGAAGTGAATATGAATTGGATGATGACCACTCCTGGCAAAGAAGTTGTCTTCCCTGAGGGTATGCCATTTATGTTTTTTCAGATCGTTGAAGACGATTTTCAGTGCAATGTGGAATTAGATGTTAAGAACATTTGGGATGACGATCAATTGATGGCCTCCCGCCAATCGTATGGGAATGCTAAAACGGCTAAAATGAGAGAACAGCCATGGTCATGGATGGGGAGTGTCAGAACTGGCCTAAACGAAAAGGGTGAGCAGATAGGCCCCAAACATGAGGGGCACCCAACGCTTCAGGAGCCATAATGATCCGTGTTCTAGACAACGTGACACTTGATGATCTGACTAGATACCCTGAGGATTTTGAAGGCATACTTAATCAGCACCCTCTTGTGCTTTTCCCGAAGTTGAATGCTACCGAAGAAGAAAAAGATGTTGTGGCTGACGTCTTTGGTTTGGTTTTGCCTAATGATCATGTTTCACGATATGAAGTTACTTACAACCACATGTTCAAAGTCATGGAAGACATGGGTAAAACCTCATTGAAAGATGCTCTTCTAGAGTCAAGAGGTCCTAGCGGAGTTGACCCTCATTCATCTCCCAAAATGAATCCGTGGCACTACGAAAACAATGAGATGTTAAATCCACCCGTGCACGGGTTGTGGTCGATGGACAAGTTCCCTAAAAAAAGAGGGGTTGGGAGGACTGGTTTCATTGACGGCGGGTTGATTTATGACAGGATGCCTGATCGTTTCCACGAGTTTTCCCACAAAGTGCAAACTGTAAGTGTCCCAGGGTTTATGCCAGTGGACATGGACTGGTTTCGTAGTCAGGCTTACAGAACAGTTGCCGCAGGGGAACCGTTTTGGATCCCGGTTCCTGAAACATCTGATGCGATAGTGGTGGATCCTAAACCATTGGCAATGGGACACCCTGTCACGGGGCGATATGTGATTCGTTCGGTGACACCCTTTCCCCCAGAAGATCCCGGTAAACGCCCTAAAGAGATGTGGCGTTTATGGCAAGAGTCAGAGATCACGAAAAGTAATACATGGGGAGAAACTTATGGGGCGGTTTATGAACACGATTTCGATATTTATGCCAACGGAGGGCAACAATTCCTAGAAGAAGAGTGTGATCCGCGACTTCTTTTTGATTTCAAAACGTGGTTGTATGAATACATAGAAACTGAAACAAATCAGTTTTGGTTGCAATGGAATGAGGGGGATTTGTTGGCTCTAGACATATTTTCTTTAATGCATGCAGTCGAAGGTGGGTTTAATAAAAATGAGAGGCTTCTAAGAGGGCGGTATTACTTCGGTATGGGTTTCAGAGGCGATCCACACGGGAAGCGCCCAGTCACGGAGTTCTTATGAAAATCCAAAACTTTTCGTATCTCCGAGTGGAAGACATTCTTGATGGTGCGGATGAATTCAGAGCGCTCCTATTTAAAGAAGGAGTTTTGGCGTTCAGGGGCTTAAACCTGACAGTTCAAGACTTTGCAGACATAACCCAAGCACTTTCTATATCTGAGAAGCCGCTAGAGGATTGGTCACGGGGTAAAGCCACAACAGAAGCCTTTCTTACAGCCGACCGACGTTTTGGCCAACCGATGTATGACCTTGAAGAACTAGACCGTGGGGATCTGACTAAAACTACGCCTGTGGAAAGAGCCGGTATAGATGAATACACATTGAGTGGTTCATTCATTCGTAGAAACGAAAATTTTGCCACACGGTTCGAACAAATGGCTAAGGGTGTGGGGACAGGCGGTGAACCACCCGGTAAAGGAGATGTTCTTTACCCTGGGCAAGAAAAAGCGTCACGGCAAACAATGATTTTTTGGAATATGGATGATGCCTATAAACAGCACTTGTTGAGAACAAATGCCATCCACATGCATACCTTCACTGCTCCGAAAGGGGCGGGTGGTTTGGGTTTTGTCGACATGTCTGAAGCATTTAAGGCTCTTCCATCTTCATGGGTTGATCCTTTAAAGAAAGCACACAAAAAAGAAACTCAAGTCTCTTACATGCCAGATGGGGTTACCCAATATCCTCACCCTGTTATTAAGTTGCATTGGTATGCCTCGTACCCTGTTTTGCATTCCACGGGAACCAACCTTGGCAACCCTCAACTCCCATTTGAGTTTGAGGAAGAATGTATTGAACCTATGGAATTTTTTAAATGGGTGTTCGATTATGTTGTCGATCCTGATAACCAGCAGTGGTGGGATTGGGAACAAGGAGATCTTGTTATTTACGACGCCTACCGTTTGCAAACAGCGTGGGGTGCTGGGTTTGGTTTAGATGAACTTGTTTTTGATCACATCAAGTATCACGGAGGGAACCAATATGCTGTCCAAACTTTACCCCCACGAGATCAGCAGTACATAGTACCTGAAGGGCATTCATATCATGGTTGAACACTACGGGAACGGGGTTTCTCATTATAAGAACATGATTGATGTCCCTCAGTCGATCATTGATGAGTTGCTGTATTTACGGGATGCTGAATTTGACGCTCAATATAAAAAAGATGGGGATCGACTTATCAGCACACACACAGGGATAGTTGACAATATTGATGTGGTGCTCCAAAAGCCTGTTCGTGTACAAGTCCACCAACCCCCTGTTGAGGCTAGTGACGAACATCATGAATGGTGGAAGTATGCTTCTGATGTCTGTTGGAGTGTCTTACTTAAATATCTTGAGCGTTACCCACATTTAATGTCACAGATTTGGTGGTGTAGTCGGGGGCACTCATTGGTTTATGAACCTGGGGCACGGTTACTAGCCCATCATGACAATGATGTTGGTTATGCATGGCAAGTAAATGAAAAGATTGCAGGTTTCACAGAAGTTTCCGCACAGAATGTTGTAAGCACCACGATGCATCTTTGTGATTCGGAAGGGGGCAGTATGGTTTTCCCTTACTTAGACAATCTAGAAATAGAAACAAAGGCAGGGGATGTTTTAGTTTTCCCCGCTAATTATTTAGCCACTCACGGAATAACGCCTGTCCAGGAAGGCAGCAGAAGGATCTCATATCTAACGTTTTGGGGGCAGGGCTCGCATTTAATAGGTGGCGGGAACGTTCTCCCAATTAGAGATCGTGACCATCGTGTAGATAATTCATTAACGTGGGTCAAAACCCTCCATCAAGACTTCCTTGAATCGTCGGGGTGGGATCTTCAAACATTTTATGATCGTCATCCACAATGGCTATCAAGTAGAAACATCCCTGATCATTGGGGTGGCCATGTCTGAGATTCAGCATTTCCAAAACGGGATTGCTCTTATTCGGGATGCTATGGAAATCCCTAAAGAGATAATTGATGAGTTGTTGGTTATTAGCAAAGGTCAATGGGAGCATCAGTATGTGGTTGAAGGGGATGAGGTTGTTAACAAAGCAACCGGTACCCGAACTCCTATCGAGTTCCATGGGCAGGATCCAATCAGAGTCCAGGTCCATGCTCCCCCAGTAACCCCACAAGTGGAATTCTGGGATGACTTTTGGCGACAAGCCGCAGATGTTTGTTATGCAGCACTTTTGCGGTACATCGAAAAATACCCGATGATTCTTTCTCAACTTTGGTGGTGCAACCGTGGGCATGCGCTTGTTTATGATGCCCCTATGGGGCACCTCTTTGGGCATCATGACAATGATTGTGGGTATTCATTCGCTGCATGGGATGAAATCGTCGGGAAGTCAGAATTAACTACTCACAACGTGGTTAGTACAACCCTGCATTTGGTAGACACCCCCGACGGAGGGGGAGTGACTTTTCCTTATGCCGATAATCTTCATTTCCCTTGCAGGGCTGGTGACATTTTGTTGTTCCCCGCTAATTATTTAGGGGCGCATGAAATTGAATACGTTAATGAAGGACACCGTATGTCTTACTTGACGTTTTATTGCCAAGGTTCCAATGAACCTCTTCGGATACCTCCAAACGCTGACCAAGCAGAGATTTTTTTCAGAGAACATCAGACTGAGGCTTCTCTCACCTGGTGTGACACAATCGACACTGACTTTATGGAGTCATCCGGTTGGTCATTGGAGCGGTTAGATAAAGAGCATCCAAATTGGTTACAACGAGGACCAGGTGAGCCGTGGGGTCATGATTAAGGAGTATTTAGGTGGCGGTGTTGTTCTTTATAAAAATGTTCTTGATCTTGATTTTGATCGTTTGCGTTCTTTCGCTTTAGAACAAGCAGAAGCCGAGATGGCTGAAATGTACACGCCAGGGAAAGACCCACGTACAGGTGAAGAGGGTTACCTAAACAGAAACGGATATTTCTTTGATGCTAAAGGAATAGAGTGCATGCCTCGGCATTGCGCTTTTGTTTACTCCGACCCTGATCCAGATATTAAAGAAATTTTAGAAACCATTGAAACGACAACTGACAAATGTGTGACTGATTACATTGATCAGTTCTCTATAGCCGCAATGTCAGTATGGTGGAAAATAAGAGGACATATTCTCGTCTATCCTCCTGATTCGTTTCTTGGGCTTCATGCTGATACCAGTACTGATTACGCTTATGGCTCACCTCACCCGCCAAATCAAATAGCAACTCGAACGGTCGTTAGCACCATCACATTCTTTAATGATTCCGTAGATGATATGTCACAACTCGATGGCACAAATTTTATGGGTGGGTGGTTAGCGTTTAAGTATCTCGATATTAGGTATAAGCCACGCAAAGGTGATTTGATTGTGTTCCCCTCAAATTACATGGGGGCTCATGCTTGCGAGATGGTTAAAGGTGGCACAAGGTTTAGCCATGTCGGGTGGTATTGCCAAGGGACCCCAAATCCAGAAGTAGGAGAGAATGTAATTGACCCGACAGAAGCCACGGAAGAAATGTTGGGACGATCAACCAACGTCTATTTAACTAAGCCGTTAGGTCGAGCGATGACAGAAGTCTGGGCAGGTCAACAACCTGAACGTTGGGGTTACGGAGAAGACTAAGCAGTCTTTATAAGAATTGTGTAGCCAGCGTCGATTGGGTAGTGAACCACTTCAGCATTAGGGAGGTCTTTTAAATCCCAATTGGGTTCTACATATTCATGTTGCAACATGACCGTGTTCCGGTACATCCCTTTGTTTGCCCCGGTGTTAATGACAACCATCACACCACCTGTATCGACCATGTCCCACAAAGCAGTTATCCATTTGCTGTCAGCACCGAAAAGTAACGCTGCTTGTGTCTCGACGTAATCAAATTTCTCGCTACTCGTGCCTTCGAAGATATCTAATTGGTCGATAACTTTGTATTGAGGGTTAGTTGCTTTCCACTCGTCATTGCCCGCTATAAAACGTTCCATGATGTTGAAATCAAGACCGTTTATAAACGTGACTTCTTTAGAACCATCGGCCATTAACTCTTGAAGCCATTTGTTTGGGTCTGCGAAATGCAGCAATGTCTTTGTCGGGTTAAAGAGTTTATGGAGCAAGATTCTTAATTCCATGTGCACCCATAAGTAGGCTTCCCATTCTGGGTGCCTGTTCCCTAAAAGTTCATACATATGGAAGTAAACGTCGTGCCCTCCTGCAATAGCGCGAAGGTCGGGGTTCCGTGCTTTTATGTAGTCAGAACCTGACTTGTAAAAATCATCACGGACACCTTCAGTGAAACCGTTTTCCATATCGGTGTAACCGGTTTTAGAAAGTGCTTTAGCGACAATGTTCTTACGAAAAAGATCTGTTACGCCGAAAGGCATGTATTTGATAGTTGCCATTATGCTGCCTCCGCTAGTTTCAATAGTCTGAAGTGGCGTCGGACTGCCTCTTGCAGCATTTCGCGCTTGTTGTTAAGCATCATTTCGGCAGCGCTATGGTAAGCCCTTCCGACTCGTAGATCAGGGTTATCTCTCAGAACTATGGACCCATCTTTGTTGACCATAGGGCTTAATACTTGCGTTAATGATGTAAAAGGGAACATGTCCCGAGTGGCGCTTACGATGTCATCAACTGTGGTGGAGTCAAATGAATCTAAATCCATGCCTAGTATTGCCATCACATAAGCGACTTCGCCTTCGAGATATGCAATATCAGCGGCTGCATCGTAAATGTTGCCTTCGGAACCGGTAAAAGATCGAGTACTCATTCTCCTAAATCATCCCATTCTGCGGACATGTCTACTTTTATATACCCGGCATGTCCTGCTTCTGTAGTGGAGGGGTTCATAGGAGTAATCCCACCTAAACGGATACACCCCCAATAAAGAGAGTCGTGGCTTTCAGGCATATCTGGATCACCAACTGTGACTCCACCTGTTTTTGCTACACGCCCAATAAGTTCGGGGATCCATTCGATTGGATCATTATCATGTAACTCATTGTCCCATTCTCGTCTTCCGACTTGGGCTTCTTTCCATTTTAATGGTGGGGTAACCCCATACCCTTTAACAGCGACGCGATCTTGGACATCCCCATCTACGGTTGTTTTGGCAGTGTCAGGGGCATCACCTTTGACCGCTTCAGATATCGTTCCGAGAGAGGAGAGTGTTTCATCGGTTATGGGTCGGACTCCTGAGAATCTGCCTTTAAGAGTATTTGTTGCTTCAAGGAGAGTATCTGACTGTCTTGCGTACTTATGTGGCTCGGCTCCTCCAAACATTTCTTTAAGGGCCTCGGAAGGTTCAGTATCTTGTTCCACACCCAAGAGAGTCCCAGGTTGTGGCTTTGGTGTTGGGGCAGAGTCCTTATAATCGAACTTCATTGGTTACCCCAATGCTTCGTGAGCGGCGACCTGCTTCTTTAAACAGTCGTAGGCGTTATACAAGGCGTGATCTGAATCGACAGGGATAACGAAGGAACTATCAATGTCTTCAGGAGCCTCGGGCAGAGCGAGACAGAGTGTGTAAATGCAATACTCTAAATACTCTTTAGCCCGCGCTTTGGCGGTTGTTTTCTGAGCGTCGGTCAAGGCCATGTCTACAGCCTATTACAGTGAATCGAGTTTTGCTTTAGCGGCAGACCACTTTGAGAGTGTTCCTTCTAAGGCAACCTCATTCAGGTTCTTGTTACCGTACTCATCAGCGACTGCTTTAAAATCCACTGAAAGATCATCGGGGTCAATACCTATACGCCATGATGCTTCGTGAATTTCGTTCTCGATAGCAGCAAGTGCTCGTTGCAGCATTGACCTTTTGTCTGCGTTACTAAATGTTGTTGAGAAATCCATTCCTCATCCTTCGGCCAAATCGGGGTTTCTAACGGCTACGTTATCAGCGACTATTTAGTTTAGTTTAGAGGCTAAACGTATAGTCACTCTTTACCCTCTCTCACCCTTTACATATGGTGAGACAGAATAGTAATAACTAACAGGCCGACTATCCCGCAAGGAGTTACACATGGCCGCTTCACAAAGCGCAATTACCTTCGACGTGAAGGACTGCAAGGTCTACGAGATCACCGCTGACGCAAGCGGTAGTGCAACGACCTTCGGTACTGGCGTCGATGTCCCCGGTATCCAGGAAGTATCCCTGGAGCCAAACTTTATAACCAATGAGTTGAAAGGTGACGGCGGTGTTGTTCTTGCCAAGAAGGGTAAGATCGACCGTCTCAACTTCTCATGTACATACAGCGAACTTTCCATGACAGTTCTTTCTGTTCTACTTGGACAGACAATAACTGAGGCTGGAACAGGCACATCAGAAACAGCACTTTTGCCTATCGATGACACCTCGCTTCCGTACTTCAAGGTTGGTTTCCTGATTGACGATCTACAGACATCTGGAGATTCTCTTGCCACCGTTTTGGTGACATTGCAGAAATGCCAGTTGACTGGTGGTTCGTTGGTATCAGGTTCTACTGACACCTTCAACACTCCGAACTTCACCGCTGAGGCTATTAAGCCTGCCGGTACACCAGTTCGGTACGGAGCAATATCATTCGCTGAAACAGCAGAATCGCTCTAAATAACTAAAAAACCGAATTAAAAGCGGGATTTTAAGAGGACGACAGCCTGTGAGGGCTGTCGTCCTCTCGCGCTTGCGGTACATTAGTAAGTATGGAATACACCGCTGAAATACTCAGGAATAAAGGTGTTCCCATTGAGGTAGCCGATGTAATCCACATCGATGGCGACTGGCCGCTCCAGTACACACCTGAAGGGGAACTAAAAACAGAAACCATCTACGTTAGATTCACACACAATGTCATTGCTGATATTGAAGAATTATGGGGTGGGTTAGATAAATGGCAGGCACAAATGGAGACAAAGCCTGTTTCTACGTTACGGAGGATCCTTTCTCTTATAGAGAATGAGCCTTTAGAGGTAACTGGTGCCCGAATGATAGAAGGTCGTTTGCCCGAATACAGTAATGCGATTGGAGTAGCCTGGGCTATGGCAAACGGCGTGGACCCCGAGATAGCGAGCCAACTTCTGGTAGAAGCGGAGATAGGGGTGGGCTCGCAGATACAGATGCTGAACGAGGAACTGAAGGAAAATCTCGTTGGGAATACCCTTGGGCAAGAGCCATCGCAGCCTGGTGCCAAACAGGACAAAGATACGGAGACTTCTGGGACGCCAGCCCAGCCCAAGTCATAGCCGCTGTTTCTGTTGAGGACAGTAAGACTAAAAAAACCAAGGATGTCACTGAGGTACAGAGATTCGCTGCCTCATTGGGCGGAGGATTGGTAAAAGACACGTTTGACCCCAGCAACCCGTTTGGAGATTAGCGAAATCAGTAGAAGAATGGTGTAATGGCCGTCCAGTTACCACCTCTTGTGCAAACTATTGTCCTTGACCCCACTGGGGTTAAGGCAGGTGCTGGCGCATTCGCTAAATCGATGGGCAGTGTTAATAAAGCAACCGATGCCGCTAACACTGGCATGCTTGGTTTAGGGAACAACTTAAGTACTGTTGCTTTCCGTGCCCAAACTGCGGGTAGAGCCCTCCGTAACAAATTAGGGTTGCCTCTCGTCGCGATAGGTGCTCTTGCGGCTAAGTCGTTTGCCGATTTTGAAGCGACTATGACTCGCATTGAGTCTTTGGTGGGCATTTCTGCTGCGGGTGTTTCTAAATTCGCTGACTCTGTTCAAGAGGTTTCACGGGAAACTGGTCGAGGCCCTAAAGAATTAGCAGAAGCCATGTTCTTTATTTCATCTGCTGGTTTGCGTGGTGCTGCGGCAACAGACGTTTTAAATAACTCTGCGAGAGCAGCGGCCCTCGGGCTTGGCCAAACAAAAGTAGTTGCTGATGCTGCTACTTCAGCGATTAACGCTTATGGCATTGAAAACTTAGGGGCTTCACAAGCCACGGATGTTCTTGTTGCTGCTGTACGTGAAGGTAAAGTCGAAGCCGACCGTTTAGCGCCTGCTATTGGTAAAGCAATCCCGGTTGCTTCTGCTATGGGAATCGAATTCCACGAAGTCGCAGCGGCTATTGCTTCTATGACCCGTACTGGTACTGACGCTAGAACGTCAGCCATTCAGTTGCGGCAGATTATGCAGTCACTTTTAGATCCTTCTAGGCAAGCAACAAAAGCCCTAAAAGAAATGGGTGTCGCTGAAGGCGAGTTGCGTAGACAAGCAGACGAAGAAGGTCTTTTAGCGGTTCTTAAACGGTTAAGAGATCTTTCAATAGAAAACGCTGATGCTTTCGCTGATGTGTTCCCTAACGTTCGTGCTTTGGCTGGTGCTTTGGATATCACGGGTGCGAACTTGGAGGAAAACGAAGGCATTTTCCGTGCTTTGGCTAACTCCACTGGTGACACCGCAGAGGGTTATGCGAAAGTACAGAAAACCATAAGGCAACAGGTCCTTGAAGCGTTTGCCAAACTGCAAAACGCGATGATTGACCTTGGTAAAAGCATGGGGCCTTTGGTTGATGTGTTTGTTTTCTTCGTTGAAAAAGCCGCTGCGTTGATTCAGTTCTTCGCTGATAACAAATGGGCGACTGCGACAGTTGCTGTTTTTGCTGCTTTAGCAGTAACCGTAGGAACATTGGCTACTGGTTTTGCTGTTGCGGCGCAAATGGTCATTGGGTTCAAAACAGTTATGACGTCGACAATCGCTACGGCTACCGTTTTGGGCACACAATTAACTGCTTTGAAACTTGCGATGATCTCAACTGGTATCGGGGCTTTGATTGTAGGACTTGGAACCGCTCTTGCTTTCGTTATGAAATTTGGGAAGGGTTCTAAATCTGCTGCTAAAGAAGCGGCTGAACTTCGGCTGGCGATAGATGACATCAGGATGGTCGCTGGTAGAGCAGTTAAACCTCTGATCGAGATGGGCGGTGCGTTACAAGGTCTTTCTAGTCACGCTGATCCGACTGTCAAAGCGTTCTTTGACACCTACGCAGATGCAATAAACGATGCTAAAAGTTTAGGCGACGACATTGCCCGACTCCAGGCTGAAGATTCACTTTTACAAATGTTCTTTGGCTCTGGGGACACTGAAGAGAATAGAAAAGCGTTGGACACGATTGTTAAGAATCTTCAATTGTCACTGCGGGATTTCGAGTTATTCGACCGCTTGTTCGAAGGCGGAGATGTCAGTTTTGAGGAAGCCTTTACGGCTTTCCTTATTGGTGAAGATACAGCGGCGCAAACGAGGCGTGCTATAAGAACGATGACAGATCGTGTAATAGCAACAACAGATGATGTTTTCAAAGAAATGGGCGAGTCCCTTGCATTTGAGAGAGAAAAGAATCCTGCTTTTGATTCTGTAGAGTGGCTTAATTTACCTTCAGAAGAAGAGTTAGGTCAGGAACTCGCTGGGCTCAATGCCTTTATGGATAACGACCTTACAGATGCGTTAGAAGTGCCAGCCAGAATATTGGATCAGGCTATGCGTTCAGGTAGAACTCAAGAGTTTTCGTCACTTTGGGAATCAATCATGACGCAAGCCGGTCAGCATGCTCACCTGTTTGGGTTGACCACAGAAGAGATGCGAATGATGGTCGAAACCAATCTGATGTCGGCAATCCATTTAATGGATGACTTCACGGAAGACACAGGTCGCGGTTTAGACACTCTTCAAGGCATGCTTTTAGCCATCGCTGGCTCAGACGCTGATACCCGTGACTTTTTATTAGCCAAATTTGATGAAAGTGGCGCCGAGTGGTGGACGCACATGGCCGAGGCTTACGAAAAAAGTCTAAGAATGTTAGAACGTGAAAGACATGAACATGAAGGCATGCTCGACCCTCTGAATAGACACAACGAGGCTTTGCGTTTAGCGGGTTGGGAAGTCGAGGGTGTGGCTAAAAAACAACAGGGGTTGAATAACGTCACAGAAAAGTACGAAGAGATAATGCAAGATGTTCTTGACGACATGGCTACCGGTTTCGAAACCGCCAACAAAAACATTAAAGAGTTCCAAAGACGATGGGACATGCTTATTGGGACTTCAACCGATTTCAATGCTTTGCAAAGAGAATTTCGTCAAGGTCAAACAGATCTCAAAGAAGCATTTGACGCCCTCGGTGGGGCTTCTCTGTTCAACCAATCTCCTGCTGCTGATGCAGCGAATGAGGCTTTAGAAGATCAAATTAACTTGGCTGGCGAATTCGCCGCTGAAGTTTTTGGTGCTACTAATGACATGGAACAAGCCGAAGCAGCACTAATGAGTTACCTTGATGCAATTGCTCGTGTCGCTGCTGGCACTGGTGTGAACATGGATGAGTTCACTGAGATGATGGCTGGGCTTCAACTAACGCCTGAAAGTCTCCAAGTCATAACAGCAGATGCTAATGATCCTGCTACAGCGGCTCTCATTGAGAGAGCCAGTAATATGAAAAAACTTGGTGTTTCTCATTTCGGGCCAGCAGGTGAAGTTCTTGGTGAAGCACTGGGTGACGGTGTCTCGATGGGGATTTTCAATTCTGATGGGGAGTTGATTGACTCGGGTATCGGGTTGATGAACCGTCTAATCACACGTTTGATGGAATTCGCTGGTATATCTAGCCCCTCTCAATTGACTAAAAAAGAAATCGGTGAACCGATTGTTACTGGCATCATTCTTGGGATAGAAGAAAAACGACAAGATCTTGTTAATGCGACAAGAGAAGCAGTTGAGTTGGCTCTAAACGGGGCGAAACGTCGGGTGACGGCTGTGATGGCTGCTATCCGTGCTGAACTTGACATGCAAGACGCTCAAGCCAGAATTAACAAATTGACACGAGACACGGCTGGTTCAGGAATATCTAGGCGTGAAGAACTCATGGGCAAAATATTGGGTCGCCGTGTTAAAGAAGCGAAACGTGCGATGCGTTTAGGCCAAGGCCATTTAGATGAACTTCAATTGGCTGTTTTAGATGCCGAAAATGCTCAAGAAGACTTTGATCAAGAAGCACGTTCAGGTTCTGAACTCCAAAGAGCGCAGGTTGCGTTAATGCAATCTGGGTTTGATGCTGCGGAAGCCCAAGCGAAAATGAGGATGGAAGGCGAATCCGCTATAGGCATGTTTAAAGAGTTGGCTACCACTATGGGAATAGCGGTAGGTGGGATCAACCAATTGTTAGATACTGGTTCTGACCCTAACGACATGTTGTCAAAGATTTTCAGTGAAGACATGATTGAAAAAATTGAATTCGCTGCGACAGAAATGGCTTGGATCAAAGAAAAAGCAGAAGAACTTTCTAATGTGACACCGCCGTGGGCGAAATGGGCTTTCCCTGATTTCGCTTTCGAACTGGGCCAAGCAAATGCACCAACTAATGTAAATAGCGGTGGGACTGGGCTGACTCAATCAGACTTACTAGGGGTAAACCCTGGTCAATCTTTAGCAATGACCGGCAGTGTAGATTTCGCTGGGATGAGCGCTGGCACCGCAGGTCAGTACACGACACTGCCAGTTAATTCACAAACATCAAATGATGTAATTGTCCAAGGTGACCTCGTTAACAACTTTGGCAGCGCTCCTGAAGATCCTGATGCCTGGGCATCGTCAATTAAGAACAAGGTAAGAGAGGGACACTTTAGCGACAGCCCAGAAGTACGAAGTGCTGTTGGCGCTGCTACCGGTGCTCAGGTTAGTAACCAGTGGGGTTGGGTTGATGGATTTGGAGGTTATGGATAATGCCTTTTAACGCGAACGGATATGTCGAGGCATACATGGTCAATGGCCAATCTATGGACACTTCACAATTCGCTATAGAAACAGTTCAAGAGTCACTACCTGTGATGCGGGGAGATAATGTCATCCCAGCAATGGATCACGGTGTTAGATGGCGTAGCAAAAGACTCGGCCCTCGAAGCGAAAATTGGGGTCTGTGGATTTGTGATGCAGAAACATCTAGTGGGCTACCGCCATCTACAGAAGAAGGCAAACGGGCCCAATTCCACGCAAATTGGGATACCGTTATGGAAATCCTATTTACAACACATTTAGCCACAGGTTACGACGCCCCTCTGCAAGTCGTTCGGAAAATGAAGAAGGATACGTCAACACCTACGAATGCTTCTTACATGGTTAATTATGGTGAAGTGTTGGGCAGTATAAGCGTTGATGATTACCGTCCATGGGCTTGGGCTCGTTTTAACGTGAATGTCGGTTATATGGATCCCCGTTGGTATGAATGCAATTCGACTGGAACAAAAACTGACACTGCGATAAATGCTGGTACTACCAATGTGGGTGGAACAGCGTTGATGACAAAAATGACAATAAGATTGACAGCCGATAGTGGCGCAGTGACAGGTGCCTATGCGGAGAACCAAACAACTGGAAGCAAAATAGGTATTGGGGATCTTGCTAGTGGGGAATATGTAGATATAAACACATCTACTTTTGTGGCTACTTCAAGCACTAATGGTGATGTCACAGGAAAGGTTGATCGAACGGGCTCAACGACCAGCGACTGGTTCCAGTTAAGGCCGAACGTAGATAACGTATTGGCCACTAACGCAGGGACTCTTACGGTTACATATACCAAGGCGTTTATGTAATGGCTGTCGACACACCGTGGGATATACGGATTGTCAACATAACAGATCTCACAACAGTTGCTTATGTCCCAGTTTGGGAGCAATGCAGTTGGAGTGACCTGGTTGATAACTTCGGAAGTGGGTCAATAACTTTCGACTTTGATGAGGATTGGGTCACTGCTTTTAAAACGGCGAATGGTGCTTACCCTTGGGAAAAGAATTACGGCGTTCAAATTCTTCGCAACGGCTCAGTAATTTTCACTTTCATAATCGAAGAATCAGAAATCGAATATGCGGGTTTGAATAGACGCCGCGCAATCATGGGAGGCCGTTCTTTAGCGGCTTGCCTTGAATGGGCGATCGTTTTACCAGATGGTTTCGATGAATCTCTTTCGGATCCTGACGCAGATACTACGGCCATTGTTCTCAACCGTGGCTTCGGCGATGTTGGAACTGACGCAGAAATAGACGCAGGCGCAACTATCGATAACCCGACTCACAAGGGTTATGGCGGTGGTGCTTTTGTTTACTTGTTCAATGAGGCAGACACAGGCAACGCTCAAACATGGACGGATGTCGCCACAGACACTGCAAGCCGTAACGGCTCTGCTGTCACATGGCCTCTTTCGCTTAATTCAAATCTGTCTCATACAAATGATTCGAATGGTAATGCGTGGAGTCACACGGGGATTTACCCGTCAATTGACACGACGTTTTTGTTCACCATCCCCGCTGGCCAACACATGTTGGATGTTCTCAAAGCATGTGCGGGTTTGCAGGCCAATTGCCAATGGTATGTTGGCCCAACTGGCGAAATCACTCTCGCTAAGTCGATTGGGACTGACAGAACAAGCACTGTTTTCTTAAGTATCCCGAATGCCGTTCGTTCCTCTAACTCTTTGAATCGCAATGATCTCCGCAGTCGTTTATATGCGTCTAATGGGTATCTTTTCGAACCAAGGACTGATTCAACAGCGAATTCGACTTATGGCCGTCGCGAAGGCTACCTTCAAACTGATCAAAGCCAAGGGGAAACAGTTGGGGAAGCCGCTGGTCATGCTTTAAGCGAGGTCGCTAGCCAACTTGATGAATATTCCTTCGCTTATGTAGAGAGCGACAACACACAAGCATGGATCGATTTTCAAATTTCTGACACTGTTCGGATCGAATACGAACCAGGTGTCGCACAGAACAGGCAAATTACGGGCCTGTCAGGGCAAATCAGCCCTACTTCTCAAAGCATAGAAGTAACAGTCGGTGACATTATCGAGAACAAGATCGGTCAGTTGGAACGAGAGCAGCAAAACAATGCTTTCTCTGATCGGATAACAAACACTGTCGCTGGGATGCTCTCTAAAGATAAGTCAAAGAAACCGAAGCCTGACACGCCTCGGAATCTGACTGCCACACCATTTGTTGAAGGCACCACTCGTGGTGTTTCGTTGGCATGGAAGCGTCCTCTTACTTGGGAAAACACGGTTACTGGCTATGAGGCTCGTGTTTGGAACACAACAACTAACAAAGTTTTTGTTGAAAGTCCGAATAATGACCCCTCTACTGAAAATCAGGGTGTTGATGTTCTTGGGTTAGGTATTAAGGGGGGCACCTATAAAGCCAAGGTTCGTTCTGTTGGCGAGAATGGTGTCAGTGATTGGACTGCTGAAGTTCAATTCACAATGACCGCCGCTGATGAAGGCACTGCTACAGACCCTGAAAAGCCAGCAACGGTTACTGGGGTAACACTCCACGGGATGTTGAACGCAATTTATTTGACGTTCAACGATGAAACTCTCGGCACTAAACAGTCGATGAGTGGTAACCGAGGCAAGTATGAGATCCAAGTCTCGAACGCTTCAGGTGGTTTCAATGAGACTACAGGCAACGAATGGTCTAAAAACATTGACAGTAACGGTGTCGCAGGTAACACGAGCACCGCTGCTCTAAAATTTATTGTCCCAACTGGGCAAGGGTTTATATGTACGGGACTCCGGTCTGAAAGTGGGGGACGCACCCACTATGTGAGAGTTCGAGGTATCAACTGGGATGGCACTGAAGGCGATTGGTCTTCAACCATGTCAATATCACTCGACACGGACAACAAGTCTCAGGTTGGTGTTTGGATTGGCGAAGAAGCCATTCACGCTAACCACATCAAGTCGGGCACGATCGAAACGACACAAATCAAAGCAGGAACGCTTCTTGCTAGCGATATTGACGCCGGTCAGGTCATGTCTTCCTCTATCAGGCTTCCTCAGCCCGCTGCGGCGGAAGCAGGTGATGAGGTAGAGAGCGTTTGGTCTTTAAATATTGACCGTGAAGGCAACATTTGGGGCGGGGATTTCGCCACTTACGCTGACGCTGTTAGTGGAACACTTCGTTCTGGCGGTGCATCTGCTGATAACTGGCAGTTGCGTATCAAAGGCGATGGCACAGAATTCTTTGTTGGTCATCGGGATACTACGACTCCAGCCAATGAACATTACCTGTGGTATGAAGGCAACGTTTATAACGCCACTGCCATTAAAGGTTCGTTGAGTCTTACTAACACTTCCCACTCCTTCACTGGCGGCGGTATGGAGTCAACAGACACCTACACGGCCTTCGGTAATGTCAACAAGATTGTTGTAACTTCCGCAGCAGACTCGAACATGGGTTACTCAGGTCACTCATTCCAGTTTGGTACTGCGACCAGTGGCGCAAGCGTGAACAGGTTCGGGGTCATTAAAGGTGGAAGCACCAGTATCGATATTGGCTTTGGTGCGATCACACGAGATGAACTTAGAATCGGTAGTCAAGACGCCAGCAACTATCTCGCGATTTACTCGGCTGCAAGCGGCGGCGCACCTAAATATGGTGCTCTGCTAATAGCAAAATCCTCATCGTCTGCCTTAAACAGTATTGCGATAGAAGCCACAACTGATGTGGACATAAAAGCGACTGATGGCGAAGTCAAGATTGACGCCGATCAGGGCATTGAGGTTGTCGCTACAACAACTCCGTCCACAACTACGAACAAACTGTGGAACAACAGTGGGACTCTCACTTGGGGTACGACTGCTGTGGGTGGGGGTTCTGGCGCTAGTTGGTATTTCAAAGTCCAAAGCGATTCCGGCGAAGAGATCGCTGAAGCCGCTAACGATTTCATTGATTTGCAGTACCCAACTGCTAGCAGTACGAAATCAATAACGATTACAAGATCTGGTAACACTGCGGTGTTCAGAAACGACGTTGCTAATCACACTGCTGCGAACTTGAACGCATTCTCTGGGGCTCCTTACATGATTTGGGGTCTTGAATCTGGTGGCACTAACTACAACTGGAAAACCACAGTTAGTGCGATGATCACCTACATGACTGGGCTGGGTAACGGTGGCCTTATGACTCAAAGCGGTGTTTATAACACTGCGAGTCTTGTAAACTACACCACTACTCCAAACATCTCGACCGTCGCTCACCCTGATAGTTACGCTGGTAGTTCTAACAATTCAGGTCAGACATTTATTCAAAGTTTGACGATTAACGGTCATGGACACGTAACAGGTATCAGCACCGGCGTAGCGTCTGGCGGCAGTTCGGGCATAACATCAGTCACCGCTTCTAGTTCCTTTGGTTTATTCGCGACTACAACTGGCACGGCTGTGTCAATAGGTATCAACTGGGGCAGCATAAGCACGGCTGCTCCTGATTACACCAAAACCGTGCTGTACGACTATGGGTATGGGCTTACCTATAAATGTTCAATGCCCCAAGCCACAAGCGCAGGTATTTCTGCCAACTTAACTATGGGAAGCACTACCTCATTCCCTTACTACATTACTTTTACTTCTGGCTCAATAAGGTATTACACCTCTCGTCTAGCCACGAAAGACCATATTACGACGGTCGGCAAGGATGATGCCCTGGCACGTGTCAAAGCCTTGCGCCCTGTGAATTTTTTCTTTAATGATTCAATCGAGCCCGACAATGAAATGGCTAGATTCCATGCTCAACGAGGGTTTGTTGCAGAAGAAGTAGCGGCTGTTGACAAATCACTTGCTTCTTACGATTGGATTGACAGTAATGGTGAATCAATCAATGACCCAGAAAAAGCCGGTAAAACACTCGATGATGCTGTCCCTGTTATGTATCAAATGCACGCGATATTGGCTGACGTAGTAGCAGCCTTACAACAAATGGAAAGCAGAATTGCTGCTTTGGAAGGATAGGAGGTAGGATTTAACTATGGCCGTAGATATGACAATCAGCATCCCTGATGCTCAACTAACAAACTTTGAGAAATTTGTTAACCCCGCTGGTGGGAATGATTCCGATGCGGATAAAGAAGCGGCTATCAAAACATGGATTCAAAATTGGGTTAATGAACAACTCTGGATCATGGCTAGAAACAACGCCGTGGCTGCTGTTGATGATCCCACCGTGTAACCTGTACATATGGAAGAAACACAAATAGACATACAGGTAGTCATCAATAAACTGACGAACACTATCGCTCAATTAACAGCCGACCTCGCCGTAAAAGACGCTCTGATAGAAGCCCTCCAAAAGAGTGATGAGGCCCCATCCTTAAGCGTGGTTGGCAATGCGGAGGATACAGAAGAAGACGGGGCTTAATCCGGTTCTCGCCGTTTTAGGCAAGAATAGATTATGTCTTCTTTCTCTTACAGGTTGGGTTGTGCGGTTCCTTCGTATGACAACGCCCAAGCATTAGCGGAAGGCATACGCCTCTTTGATGAAGATGCTTTCGTGCATATTAAAGAGTCCCAGGACGATGACTTTTGGGAGATCATCGCTCTCTTCAATCTCGTTAACGGAGGGAAGTTGCAGTTCGCAATAATATCCTTACTGTTTGCCAATTCTGTAAAAGAAATAGGTGGGCGAGAATTATAAGGTTGCAGTGGACGGAATACGGGTGTATAGTCGTCCTTGACGAAACAATTATTTAAGGAGTGGAAGAAATGCCACAGATAGCAGAAGACTATGTATCTCCATCTGTGCGCTGGGGCTTGCTGAAGCAAGACTACCCAGACGCCGTGGTGGAATTCACACACTCTCTTGGGGTTGACATTGGAATCCCTGAGAACTTCGGAGGGAAAGACGAATATTGCGTCGCGCAAATTCTCCTACGCCCAACCGATGAACTACCTATTGTCGGGTATAAACCTGTATCCGATGCTCGGTCTAATAAGAACGACCATCCAAGTGATGCTTGGAATGTTCTCTGCACTAAAGCCTTGGGGCGTGCAGTTAAGCGAGCAGGGTACGACGACACAGCCAGCAATTTGAAAATATTGGTTACCTACCAGCAACGCAAAGCCGAGCATGATGCAATATCAGGTGGGGGAAACCCAACCCCTGATGGTGATTATTTACACCGTGTTCAGGAGACTTCAAATGTGGTTGCCACTGAATCAGAAGAAGAGCAAGTCATTATCGAAGAAGATGACGAGTGGGATACAACAGAGCATCGCACAGAGGCTCATTCTCTACTTAAGAATGCAGTCGCCGCATTGCCTACTGATTTACAAGATGAAGCACGTGCGATACATCAGAAACTCAACGGTCGCCAATGGCCGATAGAAAGCGTGAGCCAATATAACCATATGGTGAATGCAGTTGATGCTCTCCATGAGAAATGGCAAGAGCAAGAAGAGGAAGAGTGAGATCTCCGTTTGAGGTTTCTGTAGCAGGCGTCACATTTCGTTCTGACTACCCATCCAATGTTTGGGCTTTGAGTGCCCAATTAGTGATGGGGCCAGTGCCAGTGACTTTGGTTAGGGAACCCGATAACGAGTTTGACAACAACGCAATCAAGGTTGTTGTTCGTGATGAGCAGGTAGGTTACATACCCTCCTCTGTCTCAAAACAATTGGCTAAAGAAATAGATAGTGGGGGGAGATGGCATGGGGTTGTTGACCGTGTGCTTATGTCTCCTAACAACCCCGAACAACCAGGAATAAGGATAAAGGTGTTTGAAATTGAACAACTTGAAAGACAAAGTTGCTGAAATAGAAGAGAAGAGATCAGAGTTAAGAGGTCTCATATCGTCGACAATCTCTGAGGCTCAAGATCTAGCCGAAGGCGGAGAGTTTGAAGACAGCGCTAATGGGCTTGTGGATTTACTTCAAGTCATTGCATGGGCGAAAGCAGATATCAGAGAGTTAGACAATGAGGCTAACCCCAGTCTTGTAACCGTCATGGATCAAATGGGCACAAGAAAATTCGATAGGGGCTCTTTAGAAATCGAGAGAAAAGTTTCTAATTACAGATCCAATTGGCAAAACGACGTGCTGATTCGTTCAGTTGTCAATACCTGTTTAGATGAAATAGAACAACGCACTTATGTGGATCAGGACACAGGAGAAGTTGTAAAAGAGCGATCAATTGTTGGTCCATGGATGGAAGCAGTCATTGAACGCTTGCTGGAGTGTGCCGCATTTAGAGATTGGAGAGTAACCGCTCTAAGGGCCCATGTCCCAGGTTTGAATCCTGATGATTTTTGTGACGTGAAAAGGTCGACCAAGGCCGTTCTGTCTAGAAAGAAGGGCTGATGATTCATCGAGTGCACATTCACCAGCAACGCCTTCGTAAGGGGTTACCTGCTGTGATCCATCGCACATATAAGGGGAGTGAGTACCACATGGAATTCGAAATCCCTAAAGGTGCGAAAGTGATCCAGTCAGACAAGCCTCTTTCTTGTGGTGCACGTGCGTGGATCGAATGGAGTGACTAATGGCTATTGAATGCATGGTGTGGGTTTTAGATTTAACAGGGGACATAAATACCAATGAGAAGTTTGTCTTGTTGGGGATTGCGAATCATTCGAGTCCTGATGGGACTGGTTCATGGCCTTCAGTAGACACGTTATGCCGCTACACGAGGCTCTCACGTTCGACAGTACAAAGGTGCATAAAGAGTCTTGTTGAAAAGGGTTATTTAAGTAAAGAAGAAGGCGGTGGGCGACGTTCAAATCGGTACACATTGCTTATGGAAAAGGAATTAGCAGAGGTTGTTGAACTAACCCTGGTCACAGAGGACCTGCCTCAGAGTGACACCCCTGATGGTGCAGAGGGACACCCCTCCAGCCTCCCAGTGCTACCCCAGCAGTCTCAAGCCTTGACACAGGAACCGTCATATAACCGTAATAGAAACGAAATAGAAACACGCGACAAAAAACGCAAACAAGATCTCGTATGGGATTCCATTATGGAGGCTTGTGGTGTTAACAGCACCAAACTCAATTCCAATGAGCGAGGACGCTATAACAAAGCAGTCAAACTTCTAAAAGAGTCGGGCGCTACGCCAGCCGAAATTCACGCGAGGGTTCAAGTCTATAGACGTAAATTCAAAGGGGCGGCTTGCACGCCGATCGCTGTTGCCAATCATTGGTCAGAGTTAGATCCGAACACTGTTCCCCTTGAAGAAGTTCATTCAGTGCCTAAAGGTTTTGATGCCATTAGGCAAGCGAGGGAGGAAAGAGGCGATGGTCCAAATTAAAGACTGGAGCCATGACCAGCCCACTCGTGGGGAGTTGGAGAAGATCAGGGGGAAAGATTTGAAACCAGTTAAGACAAAAGCAAAGTGGGCTTTTCTGAAGAAGGCGCAAGGTCAATGACTCCTGATCAAGCGGATTATGTGTTGGCTCAGATGTCTGTCTGTTGGCCAGGTAAACCTTTGAGTGTGCCAGAGGTTAAGTTTTGGGTTTCCAAATTGGAGGCTTACGAATTTGATGATGCTCATACTGCATTAACGAAGATCGCCGATCGGGCAAAGTTCTGGCCTTCTTGGGCAGAGTTCAAAGAGTTTGTTGATATCGAAAAAAGAAACAATATGCCAGCCTTAACGAGGGCTCCAGAAGCGCCGCCTTTGTCAGATGAGGAGTTCAAGCAGCGCATACAGGAATGTCGAGACGCTCTAAATGAAAAAAGGGCAGGGGAGAAAGTGGAAGAGGTATAGGATGGGTATGTGCCTAATAGAACGTGGACTCTCAGCATCTCAGGGAAACTATTTACTCTCAACACCGAGAGAGGTTGGCATCACCACAAACGAGCAAAGTTTGTCAAGGAGTGGAGACAAGCGGCATATGAAGAAGCAATTAAAGCAAAGGTTCCAAAGATGAGATCGCTAGAGGTTATCTTTGTCCCGTGTCGTAAGGACCGACGACACATGGCGGACACGGGTGGCCATTTTCCTGTAGCCAAGGCGTGCATAGACGGGTTGGTAGATGCAGGGGTAATACCAGATGACGGTCCAGAGTTCGTAACGTCGTTAACTTTTAAGGCGCCGCAAGTAGATGGTGGTGTTGATAGAGCCTTATTAGTTATCAACGAAACGGGGAAGTGAGAGATGGCAGAAGTGCAACAGTTATTGAGCCAAGCATTGGCTACGGAGGATCCGTTAGAAAGAGCGCGCATTCTTAATGAGGACGTTCTCCCGGCGGTGACAGAATTAAGGCAAACGATTATTAAGCAAAGAGCATTGTCAGTTAAAGAGGCATGCGACTTTGGGGCTGGGGGAGACGGGCTTACCTATTCTCAAGTGGCAAACGAGTTGGGTGTTTCGAAACCGCTGATACAGCAAATGGTTGCTTTGGCAAGAGAGATCCACAGCATGAGGGTGGCTAAGAATAATTGATAGAAACATATGATCGGTTAATGGTCGGTGGGGTGAGTGGTCTTATTGGATTAGAGCACCTTGGGTTTTTCAGTCTCTTTCTGATTTCTTGTGTGTGTATGGTTTTTTATAAGAACATGATAAAAAAAAGATGAGGTTGTCATAACGTCAAGTGGGGGTATACTGAAATCATGTTAAGAAATCTTCCATTGATGAATGACAAACAAGTTCCGAAAGGTGGGGACATCAGGCGCCTCGGCAGTGGCCGCGATTATGTGGTCAATGCCGAGGGCCTTGTTGTTGGACGCTACGACCCTTGGATGGAATACATCGGGATGGAAATTCACATAGAGCCCCGAGATCCGAGGGACTACCTATAAAGAAAGAAGCAAGCCATGAAGACAGTTACGCAAGTAGAGATATACCACGAAGCATTTAAAGATTACGGCCCTGCATACGAGACCCTGGTTGAAGTATTTGGTGATCCAACAAGGGACGGCCCTGCATACACATACTTATTGGAGGACCTCCCTGAGTCATATCGCTGGCTTGAGGAACACGAACCACACAGTGGTTGTTTCCGTGTGAACAATGCGGTGGATGGAACTGGCGGTTGGGAAGGCGGTTGGGAATATCCAATGGTCTTTAAGACTCGTTCGCTCTCTGTTGGAGATGTGGTTGTAGTGAAGATATATAAGGCAGAAGATCTCCTTGGGTTCGACCCAGGTGAAGGTGAACATCTATTTGATGGGTATCCATTGCGATCCGTTGCATGGAGATGTTGCCCAATAGGTTGGGAAACTATTGATCATAATGTTCGTGTGGTAGTTGATTTCTAGTCAACTGGCTGTAGAATACTAATATACGGATTAAGGAAAGACCTATGAGCACAAAGACTTACTCAGAACAAGAAACCAAAGAAGCCATCCACGCAGCAGTCGCATCTATTGCGGCACGCTGTGACGGAGCCAACACTGAAGATGGAATCGGCTTCAACGGTTCAGACACAAAGTTCGGCAGGCGAGCGGCAATGCTACCTCCCGAAGACTGGACTGATGGCATCACTTGGGCGGCATACAAGATGCTCGTTAAGTATCAAGGCCAGTTGGAATCTTATGGGCACCCCTACGAAAACTTGCCAACACCTGTAGAGGTTGCTGACGACGGACGTGACGAAGCACGGCAAAAAGCACGTGAAGCCGAAGCCCTTCTTTCACGGGTCATCACATGGAACAATGATCACTACGAAGTTCGGTTCACTTATGATGCACAACTAGTTTCAGCAGTCCGCAAATTCAGTGGGGCTAAATGGAACGCAGAAGACAAGTTCTGGAGTTTCGATGAAGCAGCGGCAAAGCAACTAGAAGACTTCGCTGCTCGATATGGGTTCACCACAGAATGCACATTCAAGACCAACGGCCCAGTTGAAGAAGTAATCGAGGAGGGAGCCACAAAGCGTGTCCTCTTCCGTGAAGGCAACACTTTGGTCTTTGACTTTGAATTCGATGAGTACCTACTGCAAGCGGTAAAGCAAATCAGGGGACGCAAATGGGATTCGAAACGCAAAGTATGGATCGCCCCACAAACATCTTTGGAGGAAGCAGTTGATCTTGCTTACGCATGGGATTTCACTTTCAACGAAGACATGATTCGCGAAATCGACGCTGTTGTAGATGACGGTTATCGCCGAGAAGATCTTTCGTCTGCTCAGGAAGCAGTTTTGGAAATCCCAGGGTTAGCGACAGAGCACCCTGAAAGTGGGGCATCTCTTGAATTACGCCCATTCCAAAAAGCAGGTGTCGCTTACGCAGTAGACACGAAGCGATGCTTTATCGCCGATGAGATGGGTCTTGGTAAAACAGTTCAAGCATTAGCGGCGGTTCAACATCAGAAGGCGTATCCCTCATTAGTTGTTTGCCCTGCTTCCCTGAAGACAAACTGGCAACGTGAAGTGCGGACATGGCTCCCAGGTAAGACAACCCACATTGTCGATAATCAAATCGGAGTCAAGAATGCTGATGTTGTCATTATCAATTACGACATTTTGAACAAGCAAAAAGATGCTTTAGCCAAAGTCGGTTTCCAGTCTCTAGTTTTCGATGAGAGCCACTATGCAAAAAACGGAAACGCACAGCGCACTAAGGCACTCAAGTCTTTAGCAGCCACGATCCCTGAGTCAGGAATGGTGTTGGCTTTGACTGGAACCCCAGTCTTGAACAGACCAATTGAACTTGTCTCACAGTTAGAGATAATCGATCGCATAGAAGAATTCGGTGGCTCATGGAGTTTCCGTAAGCGCTACTGCGATGCCAATTACAACGGTTATGGATGGGACTTTAACGGTTGCTCAAATGCAGAGGAACTAAACGAGTTGCTGCGTAGGACTTGTTATGTTCGACGCAACAAAGAAGACGTTCTTAAAGAACTCCCTGAAAAGGGTCGGTATCGTATCGAAACTGAATTGTCAGGTCAGTCTTTGAAGAACTATCGCACAGCGGAAGCAGACATGCTTGCGTGGCTACAGAGCGAGGGTAAGGGGAGCACATCCGCAGAGCACCTCTCTCGGATCACCGTGCTTAAGCGTTTGGCAGGCGAAGGCAAATTAGAAGCGGCTACGGAATGGATTGAAACATTCCTTGATAGTACTGGTCGCAAATTAGTTGTTTTCGCTCACCACATTTCAGTGGTTGATGCCCTCGCTGAAAGATTCGGTGGTCTGAGGGTGGCAGGAAAGGACTCTGCGGAAGCACGTCAGGCGGCGGTTGATAAGTTTCAAAACGATCCTGATGCCAAGGTCATCGTGTTAAACATGAAGGCAGGTGGCGTCGGGCTCACACTTACAGCCGCCTCTGATGTGCTGTTCGTTGAACAAGGTTGGACACCAGCAGAACACAGTCAGGCAGAAGACAGGTGCCACCGTATTGGTCAAGACGCAGACAATGTCTCAGCGTGGTATCTCCTAGCCGAGAAGACAATCGATGACGATATTTACGATCTCATTGAAAAGAAAAGAATCACTGTTGATGCAGTGACAGAGGGTGAAGACGATTCGCAGGACAGTGTCTTAAAAGACCTTGTTAAAACATTGATAGAGAGAACAAATGTCTGATGTAGTTAGAGGTTTCAAAAGTTGGACTAAGGAGAGTAGTGAATTCTCTACTGTTTATCCCTGGGCTGATTGGTTTGATGGTCAGCAACATCGGATAAGTAAAGAAGATCTTTCTGATATGCCATTCGATGATTTAGCCAGGTATGCCCATGCGAAAGCACGGCGCGAAGGTATCTCGGTAAAGACAAAACGTATCGAGAGAGATCGTAGAACAGGTAAATATAAGTACTTAATTCTTGAAGCGACTTGCCCACTTTGCAAAGCAATACATAGTGATTTGGCAATAAGCGACAAAGCAAATAAGGGGGAGGATTGTTTTTTAAATGGGTTCTCTCCCCGTTACGAGGACGAAGATTTCGTTGCTCAAAGAAAAGAATATTTAGCAAGAGCAATTACCGGCTTTGGCTATAAACTAGTGGTTGACCACTGAGAGAGGAAATAAAATGCCCAGAAGGCGAACACCTGCACAAGATGCAGTAATACAAAGAGTTCTTGACTCTGACAAACTAATGAAGGAAGCACACAAGACATACAAGGAAGCACAAGATGCTCACCTGTCTGCATTGCGTGAAGCACGTAATGAAGGCGAGACGCTAGAAAATCTCGCTGATGCTTTGAACGTGTCGAAACAGTGGATCCACAAGTGGACTACTTTCGGTCATGAGCACAACAAAGTTGGTCGTATAACAGTATGACCAACATTGCCGTAGATCTTCAGGATTCGGCAATCCCAATTGATGAAATCCAATCTCATCCGAATAACCCTCGGAAGGGAGACATCCAAGGCATCGCAGATAGCCTTAGGGTGAACGGGCAGTACTCACCTATTGTTGTTGATTCTCGCAATGGAAACATCCTTGCAGGGAACCACACATGGAGGGCCGCTAAATCACTCGGTTGGGAAAAGATCGCCGTGGTTCATGTGGACGTCGATGATCAGCAGGCTAAACGCATCTTGTTGTCTGACAACAGGACTTCTGATCTCGCTACATATGACAGACCGAACTTGATTGCCTTAATAGAAACATTGCGACCAGATCTTGATGGTTCTGGTTGGGATGTTCGTTCATTGGAAAAGTTGCACCAACTCGAAGATGAAGACGGCGACATTTTCGGAGGCGGGGATACTGACACTGGGAGTGGCACCACAACAACGTCAACAAAGAAAATCCATGTCGGTAAAAATCTTTTACTGGTAAACGGATCGTATTTTGATGAATGGCTTGAATCACTGGGGGAAACAAAAGAAGCCCTCTTGAAGATAAGAGCCATGTTGGGTTTAACGGATGACCCGGCACCTAAGCCTGTTAAGGGCGGTAAGAAATGGGAGCACATATCAGGGGAGACTCCGGTTCACTCTGGTTTGGATTCCTGCATCTGGGTGCCTGTTGATGCGATTGAACCGCATCCAGAAAACGCTCGTCAGGGTGATATCGGAGTGATATCAGAATCGCTGAGGGTTAATGGGGTTTACAGGCCACTTATTGTTCAGGAGTCAAGCAATTTGATTCTTAAAGGGAACAACACGTGGCAAGCGATCAAATCACTCGGGTGGGATACATGCCCTGTTGTGTTTTTGGATGTTGATGATGAGGAAGCCCGACGAGTCATGCTGGCAGATAATCGGCTTGCAGACAAAGCGGGTTACTACAACGCCGTTCTAGCAGAGGTTCTTTTAGATCTTGATAGTTTAGATGGCACAGGGTTTACCCCAACAGACATAGATGATGTCTTAAAAGACTTACCGCAAGAGCGTGACCCCTCAGCAGTGATTGGCGCTCCAGGTGATGTGAAGAGAGTCGCCACAGTAAAGATAGGACCGTTGAGGGTTTCGACCTGTGGCAAGCAATACGCCGACTGGGAACAAGGTCTTATCGCAGACGGTTATATGACTAAAGAAGAAAGAGGGTTACGGATCGGTGAGTTACTTCAACTTGAATCATCACAGTTTGAGGTTTGGGCGTCGGTCGCTGACCCAACGACAGGAAACAAGGAGTTCGGTGGATGAAATTATTAGTAGCAGCGGCTGTAATGGGAGGGGTTTTAGCGGCGGCTCCTGCTAATGCTCATCATGACAAGATATACACGCCATGTGACACGACAACAGGTCACGTTCACATGTCGTTCGAGGAAGTGTCGGCTCGTGTTTCGATAATGGAACAAGAAGGCGTAATCCCTCCTGGGATGATTTCTCGGTATGTCGAAGCACGTGATGGGGGTAAGGGCAACGAAGATCCTCGGTTTGTTTGGGCACGAAACCTACAAGAAGGGCAAATACTTTCTTTGGGTAACTGGGCAAACGGAGAGCATCCTGAGTTAGAGCAGTTGATGTTCAACTCTGGGTTAGTTGCTGAATGGCAATTAGATGCCAACAAACAAGTGCGGCGGTTTGATGATCCTTATTGGCGACAAGCCAATCCGCTATCGCCAGCATTCACAGTGTGGCAATCGTTGTGCATGGCGAACCTTGGTTATTCAATTCCAATGTTCGAAGTAGACGGTGAAGGCCAATGGGTTTCGAATGTTCCAAGCACTACGACTACAACACCACCAGTGACTACAACTACTCAATTAGAAGAAGAGGTACAAAGTGATCCTGTTAGGGAGCCCGAAGAGGCATTGCCTGTATTCAGTGGCGAAACAAAAGATGTGGGATCGACACCAAAGGGCAGTTACGATCTTTTCGATGCCGAGTGGGATGGATACCCGTTCGAAGCCACGGTTAGACTCTTAGAAGATAGATATCCGCCTGGGACACCAGGGAAGAACCATTTCCGTTTGTCAGCGGCAGTGGAGTTTCTAAGAGGAGGCGGAATGATTAGAGGGTTAGATAATTTGTGGCATGAGTGATAGGAAACCTAAGTTTGTAAGCGTTCAGTTGATGGGGATCAATGAATTACAAGGAGCCCCTTACAACCCTCGGAAGAGAGACCCTGAGCGTTTCAAACTTGTTACTACCTCACTCAAGAAACTTGGGTGGTTGCTACCCATGTATGTTACGGATAGAGGCGAGATACTATCCGGCCACCAAAGATTCGATGCCGCTAAGAAATTAGGGGCAGAACAAGTACCTGTAGTCGTTCTTAAAGATTTAGATCTCGAAAGAAGACGAGGCGCAAACATCGTTTTTAACAGGGCTACCAATGACATGCATAAAACTGATTCGGGAGGGGAATTGGTTCAAAAGATGCCGATGAGTATCGTGCAAGAAGCCGCAGACGGTTTGCCTGATGTAGAAGTTAAGTCCAACAACTTTTTCCCGTGTTTAAAAATGGAAGAAGTCGATACTCGTGAACTTATGGGTAAGAACATCACTTCCTTTCTCTCACATGCAATCAGACAAGCGGAGAGTCTCTACCACTGGGCTAACACTTCGATACCGATAGTCGCGACGACTAGCGACAAGGTCGTCAATGGCATTGGGAGACTCCAACATGCTTCCGAGGTGGGCATCCCGAAAGTTCAAGTTCTTCGTGTCGAGGACGAGAAAGCAGAGTTCGCAAAGATAATGCTGAACCAATTGTCAATGGATTTTGATTTAGAAGACAAGTATGCGGACGTTCTTAGGTACAACTCTTTTAGAAGGGCATCTAACCGACAAGAGTTTCTTATGCCGACGATGTGTTGTGATCTGATTATGGCTACATCTAAATCCGGTAAGACTCAACGCCCAGCATCGACGTTTAATCCTGAGAACCAAAAGCATGTCATGGCTTGGAAACGTTGGTACGGGGAAACCGTTTTAGATTTTGGGGCGGGGCTTTTAGACAAGTCAATCATTATGCGCGACGTGATGAATGTAGATTGCGTTGCCTTTGAGCCGTACTACACAGGTGGGAAGGACTCTGGATTTGATGTAGAGGCAGCGAGGTATATTACTGATGTCTTTCTTCAAAGGGTCGCTGAAGGCACTGAATTCGATGCGATTTTCCTTGCGTCTGTTTTAAACTCAGTTCCTTTTTCAACTGATAGAGAACATATAGTGAGGCTCGTAAGCGCTTTGTCGTCCCCTGGCACAGTGGTATACGCAGGAGCCATATCGAGGGCCTCAGATCGCTTCCTTGCGGCTACAGGGGCGAAAGACAACGTATCTAACCATGAAACACAGTTTGATTCCTCATTTTCGGCTGGTTATGAGGACGGAGTGGTTGTTTCTGACCTAATGAAGCACCCGAAGGCTCAAAAATATTTCACTGTGGATGAATGGCAAGAGTTGTGGAGTTTAGGTTTCTCTCATGTGGAGTCATATCTTTATAAACCAAATCAGTTGGTTCAGATGATCGCCCGTGATCCATTGCCCATTGATTCATTGAAATTGGTAGAAGCGATCAAGTTCGAATTTGATCTTCCATACCCTGAAGGGTCATTGGATCGAGTCGAGCAGGCATTGGATGCCTTCTCAGCCAGACTTGAAATGGCGCTCTAGGATAAGGGTATGCCTTACCGAATAACAGAAAGCCATCCGAAGTGTTCGGGTTATGCCGTCGTGAAGAAAGACGGCGGTCGTTTAATGGGCTGCCATAAGACAAAGAAGAAAGCGCAAGCACAATTAACAGCGCTTAATCTCAATGAAGGTGGCCCAGGGTATAAAGGTGAAGTCGTGTTCGGACCTAGTGGTCGGATAATTCTTCAAGATCTCAATGTCGCTTTGTCTAGCAATTTCAAAGAGATGCAAAAGAACCGGCCAATGTCGAATTTCGTGCAGAACGTCGAAGAATACCGCCCGTGGATCGTTGACCTTTTGAAAAACGAGCATGTGGTTCTAGTCACAGCACGCTCTATTGCTTATGAAGACATGACTTTAGAGCGCATTAAAAGCCAGACAGGCTGGATGCCAGATGATTGGTGTTTTAACCCATGGGAAGACCCAGGTGGTAAAGGCGCATTAAGGGCACACCGTGCAAAAGCCAAATATTTGAAGGAAATAATTTTCCCGAAATATGGAGACGACCCGTCAATGTATTTCGCTATTGAGTCAAACAAGTTCTCTCGGGCAATGTACAAAGCAAATGGGATTGAGTGTCGTGACGCAAATCGTGACGATTCGCAACCCTGGAAGACTTTATTGCCGTAAACTCGTCCTATGCGGGATGAGACAATGCCAGAGGGGCCGTGGGAATTTGATAAGGGGGTTACTGAAGTGTTTGAGGACATGCTCGAACGCAGCATTCCTGACTATGAGAAGATGCGGAATGCGTCGTCGGCTTTAGCGTTTGCTTCGGGCCCTGTTGACCGTGTCTTAGATATTGGTTGTTCTAATGGCTTGGCTTTAAGGCGACTAGACAAGTATGCAGAGGTGGAAGGGCACAAGATAAACCGTTTGATAGGGCTAGATGTATCAGAGCCGATGCTTGAAAAAGCGGCAGAAGAGTGTCCCGATAATAACCGTTATTATTTTCTTAACCATGATTTGAGAGAACACTTTCCTTTCCCGCATGATTCTTTTGACGTGGTTTTAAGCGTTTTAACGCTCCAGTTTGTGCCGATTGTTCATAGGTTGAGGATCATGGATGAGGTGCACAGGATTTTGACACCTGGCGGAAGACTGATATTTGTAGAGAAGGTGCTCGGGAACGGGGTATTGCAAGACAACATGGTAGAGGTGTACCACGACCATAAAAGAGAGATGGGGTACACAGAGGAACAAATAGAGCGGAAAAAGTTAAGTTTGGAAGGCGTCATGGTCCCAATAACATCCTCATGGAATGAAGAATTACTGGATAAGGCGGGCTTTGCTGTCCGTGATTGTTTCTGGCGGTGGATGAACTTCTCTGGATGGGTGGCAATAAAGTGAAAGATCCAGCACGTCCAGCAGGCAAATTGATATTGCCTAAAGAAAAACGAGAGATGCTTCTCAAATTGATTTCAGCAGGGAATTACCAACGGACTGCTTGTCGAGCAGCAGGGGTTTCTGAATGGACGTTTAACGATTGGCGTAAAAAGGGGGAACAGGCACGTGAAGACAAAGACAATGGGATTGCGCTCTCAGAAACGCAAGAAGAATTACTCTGGTTCGTTGACGAACTTGACGAAGCCCGTGCAAAAGCCGAAGCAGCACTCGTTGCACGTTGGTATAACGAAGCCGCAGACGGAGACTGGAGGGCGGCTGAAAGGTTCTTGGCAAAAGCATTCCCAGAAAGATGGGCAGATCCTGCGACTCGTTTGGAAGTTACAGGCGCACAAGGAGGGCCAGTAGCGCAACTTTCTGCCCATATGCATGTTCTTACTGAAGCAGATGGTGAGAAACAGCGTAAAGTATTAGAAGCGCTAGTTGAATCAGGCGATTTGCCAGAAAATGTTTTGGAGGCATGGGATGGAGAAGACGGAGACGAGGGACAAATTATCGACGCTGATGTCGTACAAGACCCCGTGCAATCTCCTGATTCCGCACACTCCTCACCCGAAACAGCAAGCCTTCCTGACGTGGAACACGACTAGGGAAGCACTATTTGGGGGAGCGGCAGGTGGTGGAAAATCTGACACGCTACTATTCGCTGCTCTCCAGTACGTTTGTGTTCCTGGTTACTCAGCCCTCCTCCTTAGGCAGACGTTTCCTCAACTTTCCGGTCCTGATGGTTTTATCGACAGAACTACAGAGTGGTTAAAGTCAGTATCTGATTACAACGTAACTAACAAACGGTGGACATTCGATTCTGGGGCCACGCTGACATTAGGGCACTGCGAAAGAGACGAAGATAGGTATAACTTCCAGTCTTTCGCTTATCAATTTGTTGGCGTTGACGAGTTAACTCAGTGGGGAACAGACCGAGTGTATTTGTATGTCGGGTTCTCTCGTGTGCGTAAACCTAATCCCGATCCTTCTTTAAGAGCATGCCCGCATTGTGGGATGACACTTGCGGACGTCCCATTAAGAGTTAGGGCTGCTACGAACCCTGGAGGTAGAGGAAACGATTGGGTCTATGACCGTTTTGTTTTGAACAACACGAACGACAGAAAGTTCATGCCAGCAAGGATCACGGATAACCCCTCATTAGACAGAGAAGCCTACGAAGCAAGCCTTATGGAGTTAGACGCTGTGGAGCGTGCACGCTTATTGGAAGGCAATTGGGAGGTATCTGAAAAAGGAGGCATGTTTGAGCATGACTGGTTTGAAACTGTTGACAGAGTGCCAGAACTAGATGACATGAAAAAAATTCGTTTCTGGGATTTAGCAGCAACAGCAAACGCTAAAGGCAAAGACCCTGACTGGACAGTTGGTGCACTAGTCGGCATATCCGATGGAAGGTATTACGTTCTAGACATACAGCGGTTAAGGGGAACCCCAGCAGAGGTAGAGCGACGAATTCTTATGACAGCGCAACAAGACGATACGAAAACAGATATTTGGATGGAGCAAGAACCAGGGGCGAGTGGCGTGAACACGATTGATTATTACGCAAGAAGAGTGCTCGTTGGTTACCCGTTTAAAGGGATTAGGTCGTCTGGTAGCAAAGAAGAACGTGCCCGAGTGTTTTCGACCGCATGCGAAATGGGCAATGTTAAACTGTTGAGAGGACGTTGGACAAAAACGCTTATAGATGAGTGTGTCCAATTTCCGAAGGGGAGTCATGACGATCAGGTTGATGCCGTATCAGGGGCGATCAATCATTTGTCAAAGAGGAAAGCCAAAGTGAGATTGATTTTATGAACCCATATGAAATACAAAGACGGATGGTTAAAGCATGTGCTTTGGTGGACAAAGCAGAGGAACTCGGATTTTTGCCAGATGAGTTAGCGAAAGAACATCCTAAAGCCAGAGAAACATTAGCCAAGATGTGTGGCGTTAAACCACCTTCGTTGGAAACGTGGGAGATGGTCGTAGATCTATTGGATAAACGTGTCTCTTATGAAGGGGAAGGCGGTTTAGATGATCCTCGGTTTATCCAACATCTGGGCTCTATGGCTGTTGAGATAACTGAAACACTTATCAAGCACAACGTTGACAGCGGTGAAGCAGCGAACCTTTCAAAGAGCGAAAAACGCCGTGTAGCGAGGATGTCGAAGGCTAGCGATGATGAAAGAACATTTGAGTTGGGGCAGAAGTTCTTAGAGATGCGTGAAGAGCATAGGCTTAAAGGGACATGAATACTTTCGTTTCGGTTCCCTTTTGGTCTGCTGAGAAATGTGATGCGATTGTGGAGCGGGTAGGGAAAACCGCTGGGCATGAAGTGTTGACTAGCGTTAAAGGGGAAGCCCCTGTAGTTGATAAGTCGGTGCGTCAAGCCGATATGCATGGGATGAATGATCCATCAATAAACGACGAAATATTGGAGTGGGTGTTAAGTAACAACGAATGGGGATTCGAGTTAGGTGGAGGGTTGCCTTCTGTCGAAGTCCTCCATTATGTAGAGGGCGGTTTCCAACAAGCGCACACCGACTGGGGTGGCACTCATAATAAAAGAAAATTGTCCTTTTCTATCCAATTGTCGCCGCCTGCCAGTTATGAAGGTGGGGAGTTGATCCTGCATGATGGTCCTCGGCCTTGGATGGCTGATATGACGCAGGGTTCTATCACTTTGTTTCCTTCGTGGACATTGCATTCAGTTCAAGAGGTAACGGCAGGTGAGAGATGGTCTGCTGTTGGGTGGCTTCTTGGTGGGAGTTCTTATGTCTAGTGTTTTTGTGACAGAACCAATATTCTCACCTAGCGAGTGCAACGAAATTATTGAGTCAGTTAATAAGAAAAAAAACATTGAGTTTCAAAATTGCTGTCCTCCTGGTGTTTGCCGTTACGCAGAAACAGAGGGGTTAGAAGAGTTCCACGGTCAATGTGGTTACAACCTGAGACAGTCTCTTAGTTTGCAATATGATCAATTCCCTTTTGTGTTCCAAAAGTTTTACGACGTTGCAGAGTATTACAACGACAAGTATTACGGTTTTGAAATTGAGAGCGTGTCAGAAATCCATATAAATAAGTACGCAGCAAGTGACAGACAATTAGAGGCTCATATTGATTGGGGACATGTTTTACCAACTAAACGGAAAATCACGGTCTCTATGTCACTGTCGCCTTTAAGCGCTTATGAAGGTGGCATTCTAAGTTGTTATGAAACTGATCAACCTGTCATAGGTGCTATCGAGCAAGGTGCTGCGACGGTATTCCCTTCTTGGACACTCCATGAGTTGTCTCGGATTACCTCAGGCGAACGTTATTCCGCTGTGGGATGGATTGTTGGGACTAACTCATTTAGATAGCGAGTAGCCTTGTTTCTCGAACACTTCGTCGCCTTCTTTAAACCTGTCGCCGCCTGATTTGTTTAATCCTTCACCTTCTAAGGGCCGGTTTTGGGCTATTGGGTTGTAATAAAAAGGCTGGTTGTCCCATTGGGGGGATTTTTTGAAGACTTCAGTGTAGTCATCGTGGAGGGTGTTTAACCAAACTGGTTGCGTCCATGAGTTGGTCATGTGTGGTTCTGCAACGTCGGGATCTGGGAGGCCATTGGTGCCTTGCCCGAAAGCACATAGGTAGGCGTGACGGTCCCCACTTTCGACTGTTGTAATTTCGTGCATTCCCATAAAGTTCGCAGGAAAGATTATGACGTCCCCAGCGTCTAGATCGAGATCTAGGTCAAAGTACGGGAATTTGAAAACACCGCCTGTGTAATCTCGGCCTGATTGACTTAAGTTGCAAGTAACGGAGATTGTCTGTCTGGAGGGGAATTCACTCATTGGGTGGTACCGTTTCCCGTTTACAGTTCGGTAGTTGGTGTCGCAATCAGCGTGTGCGCCTATGTGTCCTGTCGTCCTGTAGCGCATGAAGTGTCCACGTGTACGCCACCAGAGTTGGTTGACGATATAAGGGTACTTATCGATGTAAAGCATTAAACACTTGTACACCGTGTCTTCCCAGTCATGGAATATGTCTGTAAATTCTTTTGGTGTCCCGTCGTGCCCTTCTCTGGCTATGTCAGTGATGCAGTGCAGCATCCGTATCGGGGCAGTTTCAACTTGCTCAGGAGTGAACTTGTTGTCGTCTTCATTAAGGGCATAGGGTTTCCCGGCTTCGTCTTCGAAGTATCGCCAGCGTCTACCGTGCGCTATTTCTGATTGTTCGTTAAGCCATGGTTCCAAAGCGTCCCATTTGCTCATGTCGAGAGCCCCGTGGAATACGGAGATACCGCCTACATGGTGGGTGGAAGGCCATTGAAGTATGTCTTCGGCTATCTCAGCGGTTATTTGGGGGGTGCGCCCATAAAAAAAATTATGCGTGTTCCCATCCTGGGCCTGCTTTCCAGCCTCTGGCCCGTTTAAGTTCGGCGAGGGTGAAAGTGTCATGTTCTGATCTTACCTTCCCTCTGACGGCATTCTTGAAATTCTCTGTTTTAGTCTCGATCGTTTGTTCTTCGGCGCGCTTTTTCTTACGGCGCATCCTCTCATTGAACGAATGTGCGGCTTTGCAGTCAACGCATCTACAGCCGCGCATATACGACGATTCAGTCCCTGTACATTTGATTGTCAATTCTTCCCCTAGAGCATTCGGGCTATGGACTCTGCCTTTGCAGCAAGTTCGAACATACCATGCTCTTCGAAAGTAGTGCTGATATTTCCCAGTAAATCTTTCAAGTTTTTGATGGTTGTCTTGGGAACGGTTACGAATTCTGGGGCGACTGGTTTGTCGGGTGTACGACGAGGGGTGGCGAAAGCGAATGGTGTGTTTATCGGGTTGTTGCTGTCAGCGGGGTTGTTCATTCTCCCACCTTGTTCGCTTCCAGGGCTAAAAGGGTTGTTTCGCATATTTAAATGGCCTTTTCGAGTTCTAAAGTAATCACTTGGGCTACTTGCCCAGTGTTTGTATATAAAGAATTGTGGTGGATGGTCCCGACTCGGAGAAGTTCTAGTTGTTCCTTGGTGGTTATTTCAACTATTTTGCCTTTCCAAGCAATCACGGGGGAGCCAGGGCGAGTGCTGAACGTCGCGTATTCTGGTTGTTCTCCCCACGAGTTATGTGAGTAACGCCCGAACATTGCCGCTGTTTTTCGGGTGGCGTTGGGTAGGTGAAGCAGGCGAGCGACTTTCACTATGCGACGTCTGCCGTCTGCCTCTCTAAGCGAAGCGTGGATTGCCACAGCCTCGGGTTCGATCGTATATTTCATTGTGACCTCCGTATAGGATGTCTTCACCTTTAAGTATAAGCGAAAATTTTAGTTTGCAAGCGATGGTTAAGTCTTCATATCCGAAAAAGTGTGGGAATCTATTAAACCGGCGAGTGTCCAGGGGGCTACATGTCTGACGTAAAAGAAGGTAAATGTGACTACTGTCAATGCGAATCCTGTCCTTGTGACTGCAACCACTGCGACTGTTGCGGACATCGAGACGGCCATCAAGCGGTTTGAATCTCTGTTAAACGATATCGAAGCAGAGTTAGAAATTCGGGAACCCATAGAGCCTGAAAAAACAGCGGTTAGTCAACATATTCGCCGTGCTCCCTCATTACGCCGCCGATTCGAGTAGGCTAACTCTTACGGCCCTAGTGGCCATTAAATCGATATAGGAGCAGGGGATGGCAGACGAACTCTGGATAGTAAGCGATGAGGAATCTCACGCATGGGGCGTGGATGCGAAAGGGAAAGTTACTACCAACGACGATTACCCGATTGACGGCGAAAGAGTCGTTATCGGTGTCGCTGACAGTCCCCTAACACAGAAACAAGCCGACGGTATTCGTGGTTTGATTTGTGATCTCCGAAAGGACGGGGTTTTAGATTTTAACCCTGCTGTAGGCGTTCAATACCCCCAAAGAACAACGGTTTTGAATGTTGAACAAGCGATGCGTTACCTCCACGCTTGGCCAGATGATTGTGACGAAGAATGGCACACATCTGCTGACGCAGGGCTTTGTAGTGAAATACCTTGGGAGGACGGCGAAGTGGTTGAACCACCCGACCAGTCCATTCACCAACAGCAAGTAACTGATGATCTCACAAGTAGTGCCGAAGTTAAGCGGGAAAGAGCCCGCAACGAAAAAGGGCACTTTATAGCCGATGACCCTGACACCCCTGAAAATGAAGCATGGGTGGAGGTGGACGGTGTACCTCAAGCAATTGAGGAGAAGCCCGCCGCAGGCGATTCACAAGAACAACAGGGGGGAGAAGCAACACATGGGGGGGATAGCACAGAAGACAGGCCAGTTATGCAGATTTTGTGTGCCCCTGGGGAGAAGAACCAGGCAGTAGAGACGTGGCAGGCGGTTTGTAATGAGATCGTGATGGCTAATGACTCTATTGACATGGAACCTATTGGTGTTGACGGATCTTTCGGTGAGCAAACAGAAGCGCTCACTAGGGTTGTTCAGGAGGCTCTTGGTGTCCCAGTTACTGGTGTTTGTGACCAGGCAACTTGGGACGCTGTAGCAAATGGTTAATCCAGGGCCCGGTGACGAGCAGGTACTACAGGTAGGTAGCGAGGATTCGAATGTTCCAGGCGGTGTGGATTGGGTTACACGCTGGCAGGAATTAGCGAACGACATGTTGAACTCTGAGGGGCATGTTTTGCGTTTGAAAATAGACGGGGTGTACGGCCCTTACACAGAACAAGCAACCTGTGAGGTACAACAGTTAATTGGAGTTCCCGTAACAGGGATAGTAAACGGACACCTTTGGGCGGAATGCTATGGCAGAACAATCTAATGAAAACCCTTGGACAGCGGCAGGTAGTCAAGTGGCTATAACGCTCGCTGTTTTAAACGAACGGTTAGAAGGAATCGAAGAGAAACTGGACGCCATAGTTTTAACCCAAGGGCGTAAAACTGATGATCTAGAACAAAGAATAAGAATGGTTGAAAGATGGATGTATGCGGTTCCAGCGTCGATAGTGACTGCTGTGGTGGCAGTAGTGGTAACAATCACTAATAACACCTAACAGTAGACGCTTCTACCAGGGACTTCACAAAGACCACAAACAGAACACCTATACGAAAAGAAGCAACATACAGGAGACAAAACACACAAAAGAGCCCACTCACGTGCCTGCTGGCGCTGGAGTTTTTTTAACGTCAACCTTAGGAGGATGACTATTATGATAACCAAGGATCTGGTTGAGCGAGTAGTAGCAACTTTCGTTCAAGCAGCAATCGGAGCCATGTCTTCGAACTCGATGTTCGATCTCGGCGTGGACCAATGGAAGATGATGGCCGGTGCTGGTGTTGCCGCAGCCGTCTCAGTAATAAAGGGTGCCCTTGCAACAAAGATCGGCACACCTGGTACAGCATCTCTGGCTGACTAATCCCCTGTCTTGCCAGTAGCCGGGGGGCAGATTCACACTTGTGGTCTGTCTCCCGGTTGCATACCAGATTCACACTCACCCCAAATTCACACACTGTGTCACAGATTCGGTTGTCTCCCAGATTCACACACCGGAGGCAAATTCACACTGTGTCCCAGATTCACACACCGGGAGCACCGGAGCGTTGTCTCCCAGATTTTTGACCGGGTGTCTTTACCGGAGAGCGCTGACCGGAGACCGGAGTGCACCGGAGTTTGCCGGACAGTTTTGCCTTTTTGGGGTGTGACAAAAGTCACAAAGATATCGTCAATTGGGTGTTGACTTTTGCTGTCAAAGTCCTAGAATTGTTCTTGTGATGAAGAAGACACCCCTATTAACGGAGGGGGAGTGCAAAGGGTTACCGTTATCGCCGAGCAATCGGATGCTTTCCCTGCACTCACTAACACTAAAGAAAGAAGTAATCCCTATGAGATTAGAACAGTCAATAAGAGAATCGGTTTTCCTCCTCGGAGAAGTTCACCGAACTCTTTCAACCCATCCTTACAAAGATCACGACATTGATCTTTTCGAGGACATGCTCTTGGAGGTCGAGATGCAAATCGATCGCCTCAAGTTGGAAGCCAAAACCCTTGCGGATGGCACTCACCCAATAATGGTGCAGCCATGACCGAGCCTAACGAGACAACAGTTGAGTACTGGAACGAGATGATCTGCAACGACTCTCTTAGTAGAGGCGACTCACCGGAGCAGTTCACCGCTGACTGCCAGTCATTGATAAGCATGCTTGAAGCACACATCGATTCGACTAGGAAATTTAAAAAAGCCCTACTTGACGATATTTCAGGGAGGGAACTGTGAGCCGGACAGATGAACTAATTGACTTTGTTAAGTCTTGCGCTCTGTACCATCCTGACGAAACCCCTGAATGGTTTCTTGAGGAATTGAAACACGACGGCGACGACATGGACGATGCTTACGACTCGTTTAGAGTTAGATACGGTTCTGACGCTGACATGGACACCATTAGAGCAGTCTGCGAAGAAGCAAGGCGACTACTTAAAGACTTGGGGGAAAGTAAATGTTAAAAGACCATTGGGAAGAGTACGAAGACACGGAAAGCCGTGGGGACATTTTTGTAGAAGGTGAATTACCTGACGGAACAAAAGTCGAGTTTCACTTCTATCACGAGATGGGATCTGAAAAGTACGATGTTGACGTTTATGACCCCACCAGCAACCGAATTATTGGACGACTCGCAGAGTAATGAAGTCTTACGTTATTAAAGACGCCATGACGATCATCGATCCTTGCGTTCATTGCGGAGAGTCAACTGCATTCGGTTATGGCAAGTTTGTTAACAGGCTTGGTTGGGATGACGGTTGGTCATGCGCTGAGTGTGCCAGTTTCGACTGCGACATCTGTGACGAGAAGATAACTCTTGACGAGGAACGAAGGTGGAACGAGAGCCTATTTGCTTGCCATGAGGAATGTCTCACCGAAGATCAGAACACGATCTATGAGTTGTGGTTTGAACACGACGGCGCACCGGATTATCCCGAACGTTGGTTTACCGAAGTTATGAAGGCAGTTAACGATAAAGAGATGAGAGATGGATACTTTCTACTCGGAGAGGGGTTCTAATGCCTGAGTTGAAAATAGGTGACCGTGTGAAGGTCATCGATCAAGATATATGGGGCGTGATTGTCAGAATGGATGGGGTTAAAGCCGTTGTCCTTGACGATGATCGTGCCGACTGGATAGAAGAAGACGAAGAAGGGACATTGATCTTCCCTCCGTCTGAACTAGCAAAGGAGGGCTAATGCCGGACATAGAGACACGTTGGACAGAAACGGCTTGGACAGTTCTGAAAGGTAGGACTATCGAAGACGTTCGCTACATGACACAAGCGGAAGCAGATGCTGAAGGGTGGAGTAAACGCCCACTCGTCATGTTCCTCGATAGTGGGGACTGGATTGTCCCAATGCAAGATGACGAAGGTAACAACGGAGGTTCGTTGGCTCACCTTAGTGGAGTCCTGCCAGTCATATAGATCGTCATGGGGATGACACGCCGGAGGGGTTAACGCTCCTCCGGCGAAATTCACACACCCAAATTCACACGCCGTTGTGTTCCCAGATTTGTGTTCCCAGATTTACCGGGAGCACTTTTCTTTTTTTCGCCAGGGACCGGGAGCCGGAGGTGCCGGAGCCCTTTCGGAATAGTTCAAATAGGTCGTTGTGTTTAGGGTCAAGTGACGGTAGACTCTAGTCATGATTGAAATTAAACGTAAGCCATCCCTATCCCAATACCTAAAGAGCCAGACACCGGACCTTGTCGATTACGACACCGCCCGCCAAGCATGGTATGACCACCGACCGGACGTCGGCAAACAGCCCTATCTCTCTTTACCCAATAAGAAGATCAAGAAGAATGAGATCTATACAGTTTCGTTTACCGGAGCGCCTCATCGGCTCGGCGAATTCAACGCATGTACAGCATCGACGCCGGAGTGTAGACGTGTTTGCATAAGACACACCGGACGCCTACAGATGCCCACTCAAATGAAAGTAGGGCTTGACCGGATGGAGTTCATGCGACTCTTCCCATCTGAGGCTCTATCTCTCATTCATTGGGAAACCATCAAGATGTCTAAGAAGTTCGACCGGATCGCTCGTCGGCTCAATGTTGTGACTGATCTCCATTTCGAAAATTTCGCACCTTGGTTATTTGAGGAAGCGCCGGAGAACTGCATCACCTACGACTACACGAAGCACTGGAACCGGGCGGAGTTTCCTGCTGATCGGTACCGTCTCACCTACTCGGCAACCGAGAACCACAACTATGACCGAATCAAAGAACAGGTAGCCGGGGGCGTTAACGTCGCTGTCATCTTCCCGAATGAACACAAGGACACCGGGTACTCTCCACGCTGGCATGGTATGCCTGTAATCGATGGGGACATAACTGATCTCCGCTATAACGACCCTGCCGGACATGTTGTGGCTCTGTATGCAAAAGGTCAGGCGAGGAAGATCACACCGGGGGAAAACGCTTTCGTAAAGGTTTTCTAGTGCGGGCCGGGGGCCCAAACAAATCTGGGTTAAATCCGTTGAAAGACATCAAAACCTGGTACACTAGCAGTAGACGGAAATACCGTCGGAAAGGGGATCCAGAAGTGGATTCAATAACCAACCTCCTTAAGGCACTGGCGGAAGCCATCAAGCCTTACCTAGGACTGCCGGAGGAAGATGAGCAGTTCAACCCCAATGACATCCGTGCTGAAGTAGAGACAGCGTTAGAAGAAATTGATCTTCATGATGCAGTCCACGATGCGCTTGACCGACTTGACTACCCAAACGAAGACCGGGTGAATCGCATGATCCAAGATTATGTCGACTTCGAAACCGACTTCATAACCAACGATGACTTCGACCCATCATCTCACTACTTGGTGACCCATGATGAACTTGACGAAGCCGTCACTGACACCATTGATCGCCTACTAACAACCGAGTTCCTCATTGAGAAACTTGCTGGCGACGGGTACACAGTCACCCGCAAATCTGCGGAGGCAGCATAGCCTCCCGGAGGGGTTGGGTTATCCAATCTCAGATCACGGTCCCTCACTGGTTCACAACAAAATCAGTTGAGGGATTCGTGGTCCGAGATTCGGATCTTCCCTTTTGCCCCCACCCATACTTTCGGATCGCCCCCAGGATTTACTTAACGCCGGAGCGTCAGTTTGCCAGCGTTTGGATTTATGAAAAGGCAGTATTGACCTTTCTGACTAAATCACAAATCAATGGGATCATTCTGGGAGTGGAAGCATTACCAACACATAGAACTACTAACGATGGCCGGACACTGTATGTCGCGGCTTAGAAAGAAATGATATGAAATACAGCAAGATGCAGGCGCTCTATGATGACCGTCAGCAATTAGCAGCAGCATTCCGAGACTTACGCCGGAAGGGCTGGTGGGCACGCATGAACTATATGTGCTGCCAGAGTTGCGCTACAGCAATGACCGATGACGATAAGCCGTATATCGGTTTCCATAATCAGGACAACGACAATATCGAGTGGTATGGGTACACGTACCTGTTTCACGGCCCTCCAGAAGGGAAGCGTGAAGAAGGACAGGCGTTGTCAAAAGAGGCGGTGGCTGTTATTGAGTCACATGGCCTCAATGTCGAATGGGATGGCGACATGGGTTCCCGTATCAAAGTGTTGATGGGGCCACAAGACTCTGATTAGCATCTAGTCAACCCTCCCTAGGTTATGAAGCCCCGTCAGGAAACTGGCGGGGTTTCTCTATTCAGATTCACACTCCCAGATTCACACTCCGCTGTGGATTCACACCTGTGCCGGAGAAGGCGGTTGTGCCGGAGGGCCGGGGGCTCTGGGATGGGGACACCGGGGGACCGGGGGCTAACCGGAGGCTGGGAGAAACCGGGGGTCGCCGGAGAAATCGGGTGCCGGGAGGCGTTGAAATATTTCTGAAGAAATCGGTGCTAAATGCGTATGAAGTCAACTATTAGGTGATATCGTGAAGGGTATACATAAACGAGTGGAAGTGAGGTTCCATAATGAGTAAGCCGGACGCAATCATCACCAAGATGACTGAAGCCATAGTTAAAGCCATGAAGGACGAGCCGGAGGCTTGGACAAAGCCTTGGGCTGGAAATTCAGAATTACCAAACAACCCTGCTACCGGGACAATCTATTCAGGTGGCAATGCATTCATGCTGATGTTGTTCTCGCCGGACGCATCTGATCCACGCTGGTCAACATATAAAGGGTGGGAGAAGTTAGGCGCACAAGTTAGGAAAGGTGAGAAGGGTACCGGGATACTCTTCTTCAATCCTTCTTGGAAGAATGACAAAACTGGCAAATGGTCAAAGACCATGCCGGAGGGTCCTATTAACGTGATCAAAGAAGAGGGATGGAGCCAAGTAGGTGTGCTCCGGGGGTACGCAGTATTCCACGCTTCCCAATGTGATGGTGTTGAGCCATTCGAACAGCCGGAGGTGTCTGACTTCAATGTTGACGATCATCGTGAATGGTTCCAAAGCGCCGGAGCGGATTGGGAAGAGAAGCCATCGGACATGGCTTACTACTCCCCTAGCGTGGACAAGATAGTGACGCCGGAGGCTTCTCAATTCCACACTCTTGAAGGATGGTTTGGGACTGTCGCTCATGAGTTCACACACTGGACCGGACACAGTTCACGTCTAGATCGTGCCCAGTACAACATGTTCGACCGGAGCGGTTATGCGTTCGAAGAATTGGTTGCGGAACTAGGCGCTACTTTCCTATGCAAGATGCGAGGAGTAGAGATAGAGACCAGACCGGACCACGTTCGCTATATCAAATCTTGGTTGAAGGCTCTTGACAATGATCCCAAGTTTATATGGGACGCCGCCGGGAAAGCCTCTAAAGCCATGAACTACATACTAGATAACACAACTGACCGGAAGGAGGTCAAGGTATGAGGGAGATAGTGAAGAACGACGCCGGAGAAGTCATCGGTGTTGAATATACATATGAGCGCTCCCCCGGAGACATTGCGGATGACTGGTACTCATCTTGGGAAGACGAAGAAGTAATGGATCTACCGGAGGACTGAGAAATAGTGCCCCTATGCGTGTGATTGTTGTATAGGGGCGCTATACTCATATATAAGCAAATGGAAGTGAGGTTCCAAATGAAAGATACAAACCGGAGGGCTCTAACCCTCGAAGAAGCCATAGCCAAATTGGATGACTCTATTAGAGAACTCAATGAGGCAACTAGGGAGTACCGGAGCGCTAATCCGTTCTTGGATTGGTCTGCTTGGGATGCTTTGGAAGAACAACGAGCATTAAACCAACTGCCGGACCCCATGGACGAAGCCAAATACAACAATGAGGAGGTTCTATAATGAGTATGGATCCCTACTACGTGCCGGACCAAGGCTTAGAGCCACCGGACTTTGAACCCTGCCCTGAATGCGGTGGGGAGTGCCCGGACGCCATCAGGTGGGACGACCTTGATTATGTCTGTGCCGAGTTGAAACAGAAACTCGGCTGGGACATCCTCACGGTATGACAACCTAGCGATGGGTAACATAGGTTTGCCGGAGCCTCACATCCGGTAAGAGACTCTGGGAGGGTGGGTACTTTCCCTCCTTTCGACTCAACCCTCTCAGGGTCTCGCTAAATTCACACTCCTAGATTCACACGCTATTGTGCCGGAGCCATTGTACCGGAGCACCGGGGGCTGCCCGGAGACACCTGGTACCGGGGAAAGCCCGGAGGGGTTTTGGGGCCCGAAGGCCCCGCTGCCCTAGAAAGCGTGGTTAATCGCAAACTCTAACTCGACATCACAGGCTTCGAAAAACTCGTGAAAGTCGAAGTTGTCATTCGCTTCCCAGCAGATCTTCGCTAGATGCCCCGCTAGTTGATTCTTCACAAATGAAATATCAACTACTGCCAACTCGTTCTTATGTAGAACTTTTGCGCTCACAGTCTCGGGGAATTCTGCAACAACCTCCGCTAGTTGGTTGAAGTGTTTTTTTGAAAGTGCCATTTTAATCTCCTTTGCGGCATCTGGTAATAGTTAACTATACCACTAGTAGTGGACGTTTCCTCACTTTTATTCAAAAAAATCCACACCCAGATTCACACGCCAAAATTCACACAGCGCTGTCCCGGAGGCATTGTCCCGGAGGGCGCCTGGGACCGGGGGACCGGAGGCCAAATTCACACCTATAAGGTCGATACGGTTTGTACCGGAGGACCGGAGGAGACCGGAGGCTGTATCTGGGCGAAAAAAATGGATCGAACGTTTGTTCGACGAACGTTTGTTCGACCCTTGGAGGGTGGCGGATTCTGTTGCCAAGTTCCGCCGAACTCCGAGTCTTACTCGCTATGCCATGGGCTGGCTAGTCCTTGAGTGGCTCGACATCTACCGAGTTTCGATTCTCGATATCTGCCAAGTAGGCGCCTAGGTCCTCAGCGCATCGTACCGTCACTTGACGTTCGACAACTTGAGTACCTTCAGCCTCACCGGTGCGACCCTTCGGGCGATGCCATGAAACTCGATACAAATCGTTTCCGAGTTTGGCAACGTGGATCAAAGTTTTGCCACCAGCCCAAGCGACATGCCATCCACTAGTACGAGTTTCGACTAGTGGGGACAACCCTTCGACTGCCGTACCTTTGACTGCATCGCCAAAGTACTTCAAGAATGAAGCACGCTGACCGACTGCACTCATTGGTTTGCCAGTCTTTTTGTTGGCTTTGTTGTGAGTGATCTCTGCCATTTTTTTCACCTCCTTTTTTGCCTCGTTTTGTATACCCTTAGTTTACAGTATGGGAGTGACAAAATGACAACTTTAGGTGGACAATTTGACAAATTTCTTAGATTTTTTTTAGTCGAACGTTTGTTCGATTGCATGAAAATTTTTTCTACTTTGACTTGCAATTAAAGTCAATACCTAGTAGACTGTTTACAAACCAGGCTCATCGCCCCGGGGGCCGGAGGCCCCAAAAAAGCGAGACCGCCGAGCGAAGCCAACACGCCCGACGGTCTCTATAGCCTTGTGCCTAGGAAAGGAGATAACTAGGTGGCTATTAAATCTATTCTTCTAGTTCTTTTTGTTTGGCTTCGAATTTCTCGGCGAACCTTTTCGCCTTCTCCTTTTTCGCTTGGTTGTGTCCGTCTATCATTCTCAACTTGTAGGAATCATAATCGGCTTTGTTGAAATTGTCCGGCTTTCTTTTACCGCTGACCCGTACGGCATTGATTCCGTTACTCCAAATATGGTCTATGCGACCTGAGTGGATGCCATCGAATAAACAATCTTCGGGCGTGTCATGTAAAACGTTTTCATAATCTCCCGTTCCGTTTGCTTCTTCAATTGTCCAATCTTTCCATTCTCTGTCTTCCATTTTTTCTCCTTGTTTGTTTTGACTTTTGGTTGGGGGAGAGCCGAAGCCCTCCCCCGTTATTTTAAACTGTCGCCCTCATTGCTTGCATCCGTGAGACACAAGTTTCGACGGTCAGTATTTCGCCTTTTCCGAAGACGTCCATATCGGCAGTTTGCTTTTTGCTCCATGCTTCAGGGACTGGCAAAGTGTTGCCTTCTCCGTCGTGGCTGGTGAACACAACTGGTCCTACCAACTGGTAGCCACCGTGTCCGTTTTCTCCATTGACGACGAACGTTCCGAGCAAGTTAAAAACAAAGTCGCCTTTGATTAATCCTTCCTCGTTGACCCATGCATCAATCTCTGGAGTGACTCGGACACATTCGATGTATCCACCGACGAGTGCTTGAAGATCTGCTAACGAGTTTTCCGTTGGCTTTACTTTGTAGACACTCGCATCGTCATCTATCACTAGATAGTGTTCCATCCTTTTCACCTCCTTTTTTGGCTTATCGGATAGTTCCAGTATACAGGTTGGGCATGTGCTGTCAACTGTTTATTTAAGAAATCTTTTCACTCATCGAACGTATGTTCGACTGGCCCGGAGGGAACTACGCTGAGAAATTTCTCGATATTTCTCGGTTTAAATGGTTGCTTTCTACTATTAGTTGATATACAATTTTAGGTATAGCCAAAACCGAAAAGGGGATAGATATGAAAACAGCAATGAAGAACTACTGGGCAAGAGTAAAAGATGCGAAAGATCTTTGCTCAGGTTGTCAAGTTGACGGGCACGTTGAATGTGGTCGTGAATACTGGACACATCGCCTAACCGAAACCATCACCTGCGAGTGCTGTGTCGAAACAGATTCTTTCAGCAGAGAAACCGAAAACTACTGGAAAGAAATTCAGCGGGCAGTGTGTCATGAGATAGTTGAGGGCCTGCAAGAAGACCTTGATAGTGATTACTTCTTTGTCGGGTTCGATACCAAAACCCAAAATTGGGTAGTCGTTAGGAGGGGGGCATGAAAAAGATTCTGACCATCCTCCTGATGGTTGGGGTGGGGATCTTATTGATCCTTACCCTGGCCCGAAGCAATGAACGAGCCGCACGGTTCGAATGTCATTGGCCAAGTCACATCGTTAAGTCAGGTGACACGATGTGGATGATCGCAGGGACTTACTGTTCAGGCAATATCGAGAACGCTGTCTATCACATGATCGAACTTAATGGGGGCTCAAGTCTTCAGATCGGTCAGAGGGTGGTGATCCCAAATGCCAGTTAAGAAAGTGGCTGGAAGTAATCCCTGTGTGGATGGGTGCACCTGTGCCCGACACCCGGAGGGTTATCCATTCGATGCAAGTTTGACTTACGGGGAGAGAAAGAGAGTCAACGAAACTGAAGAACAGCGGGAACATCGCCTAGCCCGTGGAAAGGAATATTACGAAGCCAACAAAGATTCGCTTAGGAAAAAGGCCAAGGAGTATCACCATAAGAATAGGGATGCCGTCCTCGCTAGGAACAAGATCAGGTATGACAGTGACCCTGAGCGTTATCGCGAACAAGCGAAAAGATACCGCTTAGAGAATCCTGAGGCAAAGAGAGAGTCTGATCGGCGATCACGTTTGAAGCACATAGATAGAGCCAAAAAGCGTGACCGTGAATACAGATTAGAAAATTTAGAAAAAGTTAAGGCTTACGCTGAGTGGTACAGAAACCAACCAGAGAACCAAAAGAAAAAGAAAGAGTACCAAACTAATTATTACAAGACTAATAAAGAGCAGTTCAAGGAGAAGGGTCGGCAGTATCGCGAGAACAATTTAGAAAAGGTTAGAGCAAGCGAGAACCTTAAAAACCGACGCAGGAAGGCTGTGGAATCTGATGGTCACACCCAAAAGGAGTTACACGATTACTGGAGAGCGATCGGCATAGATCCTAAGCGGTGTACCTACTGCGATGCGTGGCATACCAAATGGGACAACAACTGGAAAACCTCAGCAGGTGATCATGTGGTTCCGCTTTCAAAGGGAGGCAAAGACTTTTTGGAAAATATCGTGCCATGTTGTTTCTCTTGTAACGGATCTAAATCAGCCAAGATTCTTTACGAGGAATGGACACCACCCAATCGACGATGACCTGTCGCCTAAGTCGTCTAAATTCACACGCCAAATTCACACCTACCCGGTCACCCGGAGAGCGCCGGGGGCGCTCACGCTGAACTCAACGCCTGGACCGGAGGCAAAATTCACAGGTAATTTTCGAGTTCCGGCTGTGTGAGGGTTCGGGGTCGACCATCATCGCTCTCCTCCCTCAATCGAACATATGTTTGCCCATGGATACGGGCGTATATGGGCACAAATAAAGAAAGCCCCTCAGACCGCCACAGCGACGATCTGAGGGGCGTTCGCCCTATTCAGGTAGTACTACACCTAGAGCGGTGAGTTCTGCGTCTCTCTCGGCTCTCTCGGCTGCGAGACGGGCGACCCTTTCGGCTCTCTCTTTCTTCTCAATCCTTGCGAACGCTATCCCCTCGGTTACGTGTACCAGTATGGCGTGAAGTGTCAGACCGATCGCCATTGCTGCAAGAACCACCACCACCATGGTGGTGGTCTCGTGGTGAAGTATTCCATAAAGTGTTTCTGCTATTGCTTCCATTGATTCATTCCTTTCTGTTGGCTTATTGAATCGTGGGCGCTGTGAGCCTTGCACTCACTCGGTGGCTTGGGTACCACTTGCGCCCGACCTGTTAGACAGGCTGCACCGTGAGAGTCTGACCGACTCGGTTATCGATGTTGGCTAGGAACTCGGCTGGATCCTCTGGGCACCTGACGGTTACCTGTCGGGCTACTGCTGTAGTTGCTTCTGCCTCGTGGTAAGAGTTAGTCCGCTTCTCAGGTCGTAGCCATGAGATGCGATATAGATCGTTGCCTAGAGCGTGGATCCAAACTTCAACAGGTGCGCCGGCGAATACTGTGAACTTCCCGCCCTTGCGTATCTCGGTTAATGGTGAGACACCCTCAACGCTGTGACCCTTAACGGCATCTCCGAGGTACTTAAGGAATGATCCTTGCATTCCTTTCTTCCCCATCTCTTTACCGTCTTTCACTCGGTGAGTGTTGAACTTAACCTCGTGTGATTCATTCATAATTTCCTTTCGTGTGCCCTGTTGGCTTATGTTGTGTTTGATGGGCACATAGTCATCTTATAGGTGACGCAACCCTTTCGTGCGGATACTTGCAAAGAAATTTAAATTTCTCATTACACGAATGTAATTTGAAATCAGATCATGACGGTAGGCGGTCACCACATGGCGCCATGAGATGGCACACCTAGGCACCCGACCACGTGACCCGACGACCACACCCGACGACCTCAACAGGTAGGCGTCACACCCTCGGCAGATCCACACGACCACACGACAGACCCGACCACGTGAGAGACGCTCTCAGACAGGGGTAGGCGTAGGTTCAGAAAGGGAAAGGGGGGCGGGGTCTCGCTTTGTTAGACAGTTTCTGCATTTTTGTAACACTTTTGTAGGGTCAACTGCGGATGGACTGTTGCCACCAGTGTGCTAGTAGTGTGATGTAGCCGACGGCGAGTGCTATCCAGATGTCTGTTCCTAGGTGGAGTGTGATGTCGAGGTTTTCTGGTATGAGGTTTGTTAAGTCCATACCTGGGAGTGTAGGGGGTAGGGGGTTGTTTTTTACTTTGGTTCGGTTAGGAGTCCCGTGTTTTGTAGGGTGGGGGTATGAGGTATCCGTTGGTGTCGGTTGATTGTCATGCTGGTTTGTCTATTGATGGGTATAGGGAGTATTTGGATCCTGTGTGGCGGGGTCCTTTTGATGAGTGGCGGGAGGGTTTTGTTAACCGGTCTGCTCGTTCGGTGGCCGGGGATCGGTCTAGGAATTGGGATAGTGCCCGTAGGGTGGCGGATTTGGATTATGAGGGGGTGGCTGTTGAGGTTGTTTTCCCTAATACGATCACTCCTTTCGCTTTGGGTAACTCGATTACGGGCCGTTTGCCTGTGACTAGGGCTGATTATGCTCGTGGGTTGGCTGGTATACGGGCTCATAACAGGTGGTTGAAGGAGTTTTGTGATGATTTGCCGGAAAGAAGGTGTGGTTTACCTCTGGTTTTCTTAAATGACCTGGATGACACGTTGGATGACTTGGATTGGATAGCGGAGAATGGGTTTACGTCGTTCATGTTGCCTCCTGTACCTCCAGACGGGGGTGTACCTGGGCTATACGACCCTATTTATGACCGTATATGGAAGGTAATCGAAGATTATGACCTCACAATCACCCAACATTCAGGCGCAGGAACCCCAAATTACGGAAATGTGCCCTCCGCGACGATACTTTTCCTCATGGAATCCGCATATTTCGCCCACAGGCACCTCTCACACATGATTTTGTCAGGAGTATTCGAAAGATTCCCCCAATTACGGTACGTCATGACCGAACAAGACGTCTCCTGGGTCATAAAAGAACTCGAATACATGGACGAATACCACCTATGGGCCACAGCAGGCGTAATCCCACAACTAGGAGACTTCCAAAACACCCTCCCCGACCAACCATCCGACTACTTCCACCAAAACGTATGGATAGGAGCAAGTTTCCCAACCCCCTCAGAAGCAGACGCCATGCAACAAGTCGGCGTAGACCGAATGATGTGGGGAAACGACTACCCACACAAAGAAGGAACCTTCCCCTACACACGCCAACACCTACAACGCACATTCCACAACTGGAAAGAAGCCGATCTCAGAAAAATTTTTTTCGAAAACGCCTGCGGCGTTTATCGGATTGACATTAACCAAGTAGAGGATGTTGTTGAACGTATAGGCCCCACTGTTAAAGAAGTCGCTACACGTTTAAAAGAGATCCCACCAGACACATTGAGCGTCGCCTTCATAAGACCGTAAAATAGTGTCAGAATTCACACCGGTTCTAGGTGTCCTATCCACTTCATTCACGTATTGTTGATCCTTGGCCCAATACAAAAATGAAGGTGATAATTAATGTTAAAACGAATTGCAAAGTTGTTCCGTAGGGGAGACCACTACCACTACTACTACCACGGACAGCAATTGTCTGACTCTCTCGAAAGAGAGATTCTTAAAACACGTTTTCGCCTGTATTAAGTCAACCACCGTTGCATGCATTAAAAGTTGAATATAAAGCCTTTGCGGCTTGACAACACGTGATAACGTTGGGTTATGACCAATCTGCCTACTACTTCTCAATGGGTGGATTTGTCGTTGCTTCATCCCGAGTTCAAAAGAAGACTCGAAGCGTATTTCGCTGACCCACGGATAAAAGGGAAAGTAAAAATCTGCTCAGGGGGAAGAACGTACAACCAGCAGAAAGAGTTGTACACGAAATACAAAAACGGGAAAGGCAACCTCGCAGCGAACCCAGATAGACGTTTCGGTCCCAAAGGATTAGACGGAAAAGGGATATGGCGAGGGTCATGGCACATGCAGCAAGTGGATTCCTATGTTTATGCCGTCGACATCCGGTTAACAGGACGAATCTCATGGGCAGTGGCACACGACGTCGCCGAAGATTACGGGATACGCAAAACAGTGCCTTCAGAGAACTGGCACATGCAACCCCGGTACACAAGCGAATGGTTCCCAGCGCCAGCGTTCGACAAAGATTACTCTGCGCCACCAACCCCACCCGCTGAACCTGTCTTACCTGACTTCAACGCCATATTGATGTACATCAGACAAGTCGGGGACGCTATCTCAATCCGGCCATTGCGTCGCAAGTCAGAAGGCAGACCAGTAGAGATGCTTCAGCGACGTTTAGCGGACTTAGATTTCAAGGTAGGGAACCCAGATGGCAAATTCGGATGGAAAACACTTTTCGCAGTCAGAAACTTCCAACGTGTAGAACGCCTAACCGTAGACGGTGTGGTAGGAAAGAACACCTGGCTAAAAATGTGGGAAGTAGACGACTGAGGTGACCATGCCGACGATGTATCCAGACCGATTGCAAGAATTACCTGAAGAGATGTTGGGTGAACGCCCAGACATAGACCCTTTTCTGGATGACACACCGATAGAGGCATCATGCTCACTAGAGAACCCCGAGACTTGCGAGTCTTGCCAGTAGTCGTTTCACTGCTCACAGCGTTAGTGGCAACAGTCGGGTGTATAGGTGTACTGTTTGGTATGGCCTTTATCCGAGAAATAAAAGAGATGCTCAGGTTATGACCCATGAGTACCACGCTCTCGGATCCTGACGACGAATTCATCCAATACCTTCACGATGAATGGGCTATGCGTACAGACGACCCAGACTCCGAAGACGAGTTCGGGAAATTCTTAAAAGCGTTTGTTGACATAGCGGGGGCCTGGGAAAAAGGAGACGATGAAGAGCCACCCAACGATCCGCTTGGCATAATGGGAGTCTGATGCTACGGATTAGCCCTTATTCTCATGGCGGCGTAGATCAAATTATTGAAGACATGCAAGGATGGGCTTGGGAGTTTGTCCACCACAAAGCAATCGGCTTTGAAGATTTACACCCGAGTAAAACAGAACAGCAAGCAATCATGAGAGCGCTTTACGACAGGTTCGACACACGGTGCACAGAATGCAACGAAGCGCCTCGTCCGAGCCTGATAACACAGTTAGGGATTCATGACCAAGGGTTCTTCCACGGTGAGATTGAAGAAGTCGAAGAACGCAATTGGCATATGGATGACGCTACCTTTGAAAAAACGACAGCGATTATTGGTTTGCATCTAATCGAGTTTGCTCATCCCCCTGGGCCAGTCGGTAACACCGTGTTCTGTGACATGGAGCGGCTTTTCCAACAAGCCCCTGAAGAGACACAAAGGTATGCACAACAAACACGAATGTGGCACACAGAGCCGGAAGGTGCATCTGATGGTGTCGAAGAAAGAGATTACGCAATCTCAGGCGCAGTTCATGACGGTGTCCGTATCCACCCTGCGACTAAACAAATGAGTTTCTACGTTCCTAATTTTTGGTTTGAACCAGAAGAAGGGAGCACGCCAGAGTTCGTTGAGTACATCGAATACATAAAAGAACAGGTTTATGATCCCTCGAATCAAGAAAGATGGATTTGGAACGAAGGCGACTTTCTTATTTGGGACAACAGAAACCTGATGCACACAATGAGCGGAGGGTGGGCTGCTGGGGAACGAGTTTTTAATCGTTCCTCGATAGGGCACGAAAAACCAATCGGGGTTTCTCAAGATCTGTTACTCTTTCAGTAAGCCTCACCGCTTTCTGGAGTTCCCATGCAATCTGTCCCAATCAAGGACGCCCCTAACAAGATCTATTCGGGTAAAACTAATAACGCCCGAGGTATCGTCGTCCACCACACTGCGTCTTCAAAAAAATCTAAAGACGAGAACGTCATCCAAATGTGTATCCGTGGCGTTAACAAAGTCCCAGGGCCTCTCTACAATTTTCTCATCTCTGGTGATGGGACGATCTGGGCTCTCACGGCAGAAAACATAAAAGCCAATCACGCTGGCCGAGGTAACAAGTCGGTTCTTAATGATGTGATGAATGGGGTGCCCGCAAAAGGTAAAGCGACGACACCAGGAACGATTTCCGCTAACAGCCGTTTCTTCGGCGTGTCGATCATCAATGATGGATTAGGTCAAGAAATCCCCTCGGCTCAATACGACGCTTGTGTGGCGGTCTGCGCGTATCTCTGTGACAAGTATGGAATCAATCCCCTCTCAGGGGTGATAGGTCACTCTGAATGGACGTCAAGAAAGGTGGACCCAACTTTCGATATGGGTCAGTTCCGTCAAGCAGTTGTTTCTCGAACTTCGCAGGTGCCTGAAGTGGCTCGACTAGTAATCGCTGAGAAGCCAGATGAAGAACCAGCGCTTGTTGCTGCGCTCACTGCTGAGAAACCACCAGAGACAAATATGAGATTCCCTGGCACGATGCGTCGAGGGTCAAGATCCCAAAGTGTCAAGTTGGTCCAAAGAAGAGTCGGCGCTAAGGCTGACGGCATCTACGGGAGAGGCACCGCTTGGAAAGTGAAACAGTGGCAGCGCAACTACAACAGGCAACGCGCTGTGACCACGAACCCTCTTTCAGTTGATGGTGTGGTCGGCCCCCTGACATGGAGGGCAATGGACCTCTTTCCGAAGGATATTGAAGAGACATCAGCAGGCTTCTTTTAAATTAAAGTTGCAATTGACTCCTAACCCTGTATACTAGGGGTAGACGATAAGTCATCGTCTTACATAAGAAATAACAATTTAGGAGCAAGAAATATGTCCCCAAGACAGAAATATGCACAACGAATCCACTTAGAGCGTGCGATGAAGTTCGCTCAAAGGTTGGAGGACGGTTGGGAGTACCATGAAGAACTCCGCCTCGAAGGAAGGCTCCCTTTAATAAAAGGGCGACGCTTTCAATTGCAGGGCGAGTCCGGTTGGTTTATCTTCCACTCCGTTTACTTCGATCCCCGTCATGGAGAGAACGGCGTAAGAATTATCGAATGCTATGGCCCTCTTACCAAAGCCGGTGATCCGAAGGCAGGTTGCCATCGCCATGACTTCCCAATAGACGAAGGATTGGAATGGAACAAAAGAAAACTCGTATACACAGTCAAGCGTGTTGAAGCAAAGAAAGAAAGAGAGGTCAGGTAATGGCCCATACAAAAGATTCACAAAAAGGCAGGGTCTATGCTGCCGAACTGGCAATAGAGGAACACAAAGGACGAACCTTTGACTCCATTGAAGAGGTGTACAAGTTTCTTCATGGCGTGATCGAAAGGGACACCTTCGCACGTTGGTTCCCTAGGGCCTACTCCCAACTGACTTCCCTCAGCGATTGGGAACGCACCCGTCCACCCAAGTGGCGATTAAATGATCGCCGATATAAGGAGTGGGCGGCGTATGACCATAAAAAAGTCTTCGGTCGAGAAGAAGGTCTTTGGGTTTCGTGGAACCACAGAAACAACAACGGTAGAGGGGGCGGCGCCTATTGGATGCCAGGAGACAAACGTATCCAGATGTCTGACTACCACGCCAATGAAATGATCTGTCTTCACGAACTGGCTCACGCCGTCTGCCAATACGAGTTTGGTACTGGGGTGAAGCACCACTGGCAGTTCTGCATGGTCTACCTCAAGTTGGTAGGCAATGTCATGGGTGTCGAGGCTCGCAACATACTTCGTCAATCCTTCAAGGACCATAAGGTGAAGTACACCAAGCCTCGTGCCAAGAGAGAACTCTCTGAAGAGCAGAAGGAAGTTCTTAGGGCTCGCATCGCTGTAGCCAGAGCAGCGAAGGAGGCTAAGAATACATGAGGGGTAGGGGGTGGATAGGTTTCGACGTTGGTGAAAGCCGCATGCGGAGCACCAGCGGACGGGGGTTCAACTCCCCCCACCTCCACAATTTTTTTAAAAGGTACTTGTCAAGTGGCACAGGACGACCTATAGTACAGATGTACGGCAGGGGATTAGTTGCTAGTGAGGCTAACTGTCGATTAGATACCTCCGGGTTTCTATATAGATTTTCACTAGTCATGCAGGGGTGATGGCTTACACCCCCGAGGGGGACGCCGAGGCCCCCACAAAGATAAGAAAGAAACAATTCAGGGGTCTCATAGTCTTCTTGGAGGTGGACTATGAGACCCTCTCACAATAGAGAGGTAAAACTAAAATGGCAGAAATATTTGCAGACAATGGTCTGATTATTTACATGCCCAGTAACGAGATCCCAACTAACCCTTACTGGAAAGCATTCATGCAGGTCGCAGTCTTAACCGAGACGATGGACATTGTTGAAGGTGAAGAAGACTTTGTTGTGTTCCGTGATGAGGATGACGACATTTTGGCAATCCAAATGCCAGAACCAGTAGACGAATACCAAGTCCCTTCAGAACGAATCATCAACATGTTGAGGGCTGTTATCGATGAAGAAGAACTCACGGACCTTTTAGAACACGTCCGTGAGGTTAAGGCTTCACTCGTATGACAACCCCCAAGATCCCGACTGTTCATGAGAATGACTCTCGTCTCTATCTTTGGGAAGATGAAAAACACCCAGGGGTGACAAGTGTCGTTGGCATGCTCCCTAAACCCGGCCTCCAGTTTTGGGCGGCGAAGAAAGCCGCTGAAGCGGCAATCGAAAAAGGGACAGTCACAGAGAGGGATAAAAACTTTTTACAAACCGCTCACATGCGAGACAGGGACAACGCTGCTGACATAGGCAGCAATATCCATGATCTCGTTGACAGAAAAATCAACGGAGAAGAACTCACTCTGGATAACGACGAAGCAAGTTTCATGGATGGCTTCGATCAATTCGTGGAAAGGTTCAGTCCGCATTGGTTACATACTGAAGAGACTGTTTTCGGTCGTTATGAAGAGTTCACATACGCAGGGTCTTTCGATGCGATTGCGACAATCGATAACTCCAATTGGCTTATCGATTTCAAAACAACTCGTTCAGGCGTTCACCCAGAGGTTGCATTACAACTCTCTGCTTACATGAATGCCTCACGAATCATTCACCCTGATGGTTCTTCTGGACCAATCCCAGAGATTGATCACTGCGGAGTCTTGTGGCTACGACCTGATCAATGGTCATTCCAAGAATTGAAACCAACCCAAATAATGGGAGGTATGGGGGATGACTTTTGGCACCAATTCGGTGCACTGCTTAAAACATGGCATTGGGAAAACGGAGGAGGTAGAAAGAAGGCTCTAGGAATGATTCACGCATCCGGTGCGACATTCAACGAGCCGTTCTAAACTGTACTTATGGCCACTTTTACTTATACATTCGCTGGGACAGAGGGTGAAATCACCCCGTCGTGGGCGACGATTGACGACCGTAAGGTCGATATCGACAAAAAACAGCAAAGACTCATTAGCACAGCAGCCTTTATCGGTGTCTATTGGCAACAGCACCGTTATGGACCAACACTGCGTGAGATACAAAAGGAAATGAAGACTGCGTCCTTGACAACAATCAGGGAAGACATAGCAATTCTCGCTGATGATGGGTTTGTTACCTACATCCCGAAACAGGCTCGCACCCTCGTTCCAACTGATAAACTACTAGAACAGATATAACACCTAGCCAGGAAGGAAAGAAATAATGGCTGTTGATAATAATGTTGCACTTGCAGGCAATCTGGTCGCTGATCCAGAACTGCGTTACACCAACAATGGGGCGGCAATCGCTAATTTGCGTATGGCAGTTAACCGGCGTTGGAATAAAGACGGTGAATGGGAAGAGGAAACCTCCTTTTTCGATGTCACCGCTTGGGCACAGTTAGCCGAAAACTGTGCTGAGACTCTCTCTAAAGGTATGAGAGTTAATGTGATAGGCCGCTTAGAAGAGCAAACATGGGAAGATAAAGACACCAAAGAGCCACGCCGCAAGGTCGTGATCATTGCTGACGAAGTTTCCCCATCTTTACGCTGGGCTACTGCGGCTATCTCTAAGCAAGGTAAGGGTGGTGGAGCCCCGTCCTCTTCAGGTGGAGGGAGCAAACCACAAACCGCAGAAGAGCCGTTCTAATGCAAGGGGCATATGAGACCCCATCTGGCAGAGTCGTGAGCATGTACCAGCCTTCATTCGAATATGGAGGGTCAACAGGGAGTGCATGGGGGTCAGATACTTCAAAAGCAAACGCTACTTGGCGAGACAGTGTCGCTAACACTGTTCAAGCCCGAGTAATGAACTGCATCCATTCAGCGGGGTATGACGGTAGAACATGCAAAGAGATTGAAAATCTTTTAGGCATGACACACCAAAGCGTTTCAGCATCAATCCGCAACATGGAACTTGACGGATATGACGAGACAAAGCCTTTTTCTGCTTGGAACTGTGGCAAAGTCGTTAAGTTGAAAATCACTCGTGGTGGGCAACATGCCTATGTGACCAGAGAATGTTCCCGAACAATGATGAGTAAGGATTTGGAAGCCCCTAATCCTCGTCGTCTATCGTATAAAAGCAAATATGACAGTTTAAGAAAAGACATTTCTTCTTTAATGGATGAGATGAGCAACGATTACTCATGGACATGGTACGAAAAACTCAACAAGATCTACCAAGAAAATCAATAACCCCTCCTGCCACGGAATATTGCACGTGGTGTGAAGGGATAATGATCGGCGCTGATATAGGCATGTCCCATTGCTCTGATTGTTACAAAGAGTTAGGTGGTTGGGGGAACGGATGAGTTACACCCAGCGGACAAGCAAAGTCGGCAGAAAATATGTTGTCTGGGAAGAAAGTGACTTTGTTAAGCACGGCTTCATAGCGACTTACGTGTTAGGCAAATGCAGGTGTGATGTGTGCACTGAGCGGTGGGATAAATGGGTTGAAGACGCCCCTATGCCCAGAGGCCCAGTTCCAGAAGACTGGGACATTATGGATTACACGCCTTACGGCTTATAAACGGATATCTATATGTTTGATTGCTTTCCTGGTAGGGAGAGCATCGTTAGATAAGCGGACAGTCCCGAAGTTCTTTTTGACGACACCCCCGCAACCTTCACAAGGTTCGTCGTAAATTTCATCAAACCCATGCTTGACGTCTAATTCAAGACCGCAGTCAACACAGTTATACAAATAAGTAGGCATTACTCACCTTGCATCATTTCTGCAATCTCACCCCAGTAAGAAGCAGGGGTGCCTGAGTAACGCATATCTAAATTCATTTCAGGGAAGTTGATCTTTGGGTGATCTAAAACTACAGAAAAGTGTCGCACTAACGCTCCAGCCGCATCGGTTGTATCGATAGTACCCCCAGGCGCTCCTTGTTCTGACCAGCGCCCAAAGGCTTCTCCCATTAATGGCCCTAAACGATTAGCGACTTCGGTGGGGGCAGTCCATCCCATGACTACTCGGATGAAGCGGTAATCAGGTTCTTCTACTCTCCAAGTTCGTATGCATTGATCAAGAGCCGCTTTTGAGGCTGTGTATGGAGCCAAGAGAGCCAGTCGATCGTCAACAGTCCGGGATGATAAGTAAGCAATCGCTCCATCAGGGTTCATGTAGGGCAGAACAGCCGCTGTCGCTAAATTAGCGCCAACCACATTCGTCCCATACAACTCTTGCCAATTGCTCATTGTGTCTAGATCAATATCGCGGAGTCTTAGTAAACGAGCAAAGCCCGCGCAATAAACAACAAGGTCGAAGCCCCCAAGATGCTCGTTGGCCTCCATAGCCATGTCCATCATGTCTTCGGCGACTGTCACATCTGCTTCGATTGGTTTAGCGGACATAGAGATTAAAGGACCGTTGTTGACAGTGAACTCTTCAAGAAGTTTGCGGTAACGACGAGCGACAACAACAACTTGGGCACGGTCAAGAGATGCTTCTTTAGCGATAGCAGCGCCAATCCCTGAGGATGCGCCAATCACTAAAACTCTTTTACCCTCCATCTATAAAAGGGTATCAGCGTTTCCCGCCGTCGTAGGGTACTGCGTGTCCTGTTTCGATAAGAACGTCGTTTAAGCACACACCTTCTTGGTTAAGGACTTTCCCCAAAACTCGCCCAAACTTTCCTCGTCCATCCAGAGAGGTTTGGATTATCGGGTTCATGCCTGCGTGTTCCAGTAGCCAGCGTCCAACAAAGTCTTTAGCGGCTAGGCCACGTTCCTTTTCTTCAAGGTCCCTAGTGCGTGACTCTGGGGTGTTAATACCGACGAGGCGGATCCGCACGTGGTATTTGATATCAAACCCAAGATCTAGGTCAACGTCGATTGTGTCGCCATCGACAACTCTTGTCACCGTTGAACGGTAGTGGAACAGGTTGTCAGCGCTCATAAATTTATGTTAGCCCTAATCGCTGACCTCTAGGAAGATGCACTCCCCTGGGCATTCCTCTGCTGCTTCTATAGCGGCTTGCACATCACTAGCGGGAACATTTGCCATGCCAGTTGACATCTGGAGGATTGGGTCTTCGTAGACGTTTTTCCCGTCGTTGTACACCGTTGGCCAGTCTGGTTCTTTGACGTAAGCCAAGCCATCTTGAGCCATCCCAAACACCGATGGGCATATCTCTTCACAGAGACCATCCCCGGTGCAGAGATCCTGGTCAATCCATACTTTTAATTTCACATCCTCATGTTTCATGCTGAGTTCTCCGAGTTGTTGTCTTCTTCTTCTTCTTCTGGCGGATAAGGCACGTCAGCATCTCGAATGGTTAGTCGATACCATCCGCTATTAGCGTTGTTATACACCGAAGCCCGTACTACATAGTCTCCCGCAGAAAGTTCTCTTGTTATGCGAGAGTCCCATGAATCTGCGACATTTTCGATAACAGGATCACCATTAGAAAGCGTTACGTTCGGTGTCTCGTCAGGATCAGTCGCGGTGCTAGGTGGATTACTGCACGCATTACCGCAATCTCTACCGCTGTCATCGTTGTATGCGATTTGATTACCAACTGT